GATATATGGTGCATCAACATATTCATTAGGAAACGGCGCAGAAGGGCAAACAAAGTATATCTATCTAAAATCAATTGATACAGGTGGGTCTAGCGCAACGATAACTGTAGCTAATGGTCTTGGATTCAATAGAATTGGTTTGTCTATTGCAGTGGGTGATGGTTGTACCTTAAAATATCTAAACTCAAAGTGGATTTGTGTAGGTAACAACGGAGTTTCTCTAACGACAGTATGAATGATGATGTTGTTTTTTTGGTTAACGGAAACATTTTACCATTAGCATTGAAGTATTATGAAAACCCTCAATGCACCACAATTTCCGAATTTGAAAATGACTTTAACAGGTTTAAATACGTTAAAAAGTTATTCAATCGATCGGATGGTGATGTTAGATTAATATTAAACCACATTGTAGTGTTGTATAACGTATTTGATAGGACGGCATGTACCAAAATGTTATTTTCGTATCTCAATTCAGATATGTGGTCAAAACTAAAAACAATATTGACATACTTAAATGTAATGCCAGAGAAAATAGCTGAACTATCTATTATATCCTCCAATATACCATTGGACAGTAGAATTGTAGATGAGTTGAGGAAAATATGACAACCCCAGCAATAGTTGACAACGCAATTGCTATAAGAATAGTATATTTACTACAACTTCCATTTACAGACTTTGACGCCTATGAGTTGGGTGTTATAGATAAAGATGGTAATGTATTAAAACCTGTCTCAGATATGACAGATAAGGAGAAGAATAGTTGCACCCTCCTCCATCGTCTTATTTTCAGAATAAAGCGTCTATTAGCAAAGTTACCAGGTGGAGATTCTAGACTAAAATCCTTAGTAGCATCTTTCCTACTAATGAGAGAGTGTCTTGAGAATGGTAATGATGATATTACAGAAGAAAAAATATTGCAGTTGTCAGAATTACTAACAGATGATGAAATTAGTCTATATGAAGAAATTGCCTCCACAGCTGTCGCCAATGTGCAAGGATTAAATTCAGAACCAATAGTCAGAAAAAAACCTGCTATGGTCAGAAGAAACGAAAAATATAAGTATCCTAAGTTTAAGGAATTCAAAAATGGTTCCATTAACAACACCAATCATAACTAAATTTATTTCATCTGTATTCACTAAATTAGGTGTTAGAGGGATTTTAGTTATTGCTCTAATGTCAGCTGTGGGTGTTCAATCATTAATAATTAACAAGAATAGAGAAACCATAGTTGAATTGAAGGTGAAGAATAAAAAACTAACAGATGATGCAAACACAGCGGCTAATGAGAGTAAGGATTTGCAGGACAGAATAGATAAAGCACAAAAAGAAAATAAAACACTAACAATCACCATAGAAAAATTGAAAAAGGATTTGATGAATAAACCAATTCCGACAAATTGTTCCGGAATGATTAATGAAACAAGGGAAGTCAATGATAGGGCAATACAATTATGGAAAAAATAATCATACTTGTTTGTTCCCTATTTTTATGTGGATGTTGGGGCACCACAAAATACATCTATAAAACACCAGACTTTGAAATGCCCGCGCGACCAGAACTCAGACCCAATGTTGATGATGATGGACAACAGATCAGGAATAACTCATTGAATTATTTGGATGTTATTGAGTATTCCCTTAAGTTGGAAAACATTTTGATCGAAATAAAATCGAAGAGTGGCCTCGCAGAAGATTGAAATTGCATTTTAATTGAAGTTGTTATATAATGGTATATTATTGGGAGTAGTGTATGCTGTGGGTTGATCTAAAATTTTTGAAGATGATTGCTTATCGTTTGGAGGGTTTCAAGGAAAAGAAACCCAACGAACTATACAATCTAAGATGCCCTATCTGCGGTGATTCCTCAAAAAATAACAGAAAACGAAGAGGGTTTTTCTACGTTCGTTCCTCAAATCTAAACTACATGTGCCATAATTGTGGTGCATCAATGTCGTTTGGTTCCTTTTTGAAGCAATTTGATGGTAACCTACATCGCTCATTCTTACTCGAAAAATTCAGTAAGGACAAATCAGAAACACTTACTTTGCCTAAGGTTGAGGTTGAACCCGAATCAGTAGAATCAACCAATATTTTCGCAAAACTAAAGCGAGTATCCGATTTGGATGTATCTCATGTTGCCTATCAATATTTGAGTTCACGACAAATCCCCAGAGATAGGTGGGATGATATATACTTTGTTCCCAATTTTGTCGCATGGGCGAAAAAGCATGTACCAGATAAGTTTCCTAATAAGGTAATACTAGACCATGCAAGGTTGATTTTACCATGGCGGAATACAGAAAAGGTCGCAACAGCGTACTCTGCTAGGTCATTGGGTTCGGTTGAGCCAAAATACTACACGATTCCTTTGGTTGAAGATAAAGGTTTCTTTGGTTTGGATCGTGTAGATTTTAATAAGCGAATCTACGTTTTGGAAGGTGCTATGGATTCAATGTGCCTTCCAAATAGTGTTGCCGTGGGCACCAGTGCATTGTGGAAATTTGCAAGCACTAACGATACTGTATATGTACCAGATAAGGATGTTAGGAATGTTGAAGTAATGAAGGTTGTCAAGCGAATGATTGATGATGGGTTATCTGTTTGCATGTTGCCCAACGATGATTCTGGGAAGGATATTAACGAAATGGTTAAGTCCGGTATGACAACTTCCGATATTGTTGAATTGATTGATGCGAATACTCACCGAGGGCTAAGTGCAGAATTGAAATTTGGCTCATGGTGCAAACTTCCAATGAGGAGATTAACCTTTGAGAGTAATTGACCCAAGTGTTATAATAATTGATTGCAGTAACATAATGCGAACCATCGAACGAGGTGGTCGCATTTGTTATAAGTCAGAAGATAAGATATGTGAAGGATCCGATGCTCAACTGATAAAACGATTGAAAAATATGAAACACGAAAGTGTTTTAGAGCATTCATTAATTACTGTGCAGATCGTCACTGATCGAGGTGTCACTCACGAATTGGTTCGCCATCGACTGTGTGCCTTCTCTCAAGAGAGTACTAGGTACTGTAATTATGGTAAGGACAAATTTGGCGGTGTGACCTTCATTCGGCCTTATTTCTTTTCACAGACAAACCCACACCTGTACAACTTATGGGTTGAATCATGCCAAAAAGCGGAAAGCACATATTTGGATATGCTAAAAAACGGAGCAACGGCGCAGGAGGCTAGATCAGTACTACCCAATTCGTTGAAAACAGAAATACAAGTTTCTGCCAATGTTAGGGAGTGGAATCATATTTTCAAATTGCGAACTCATAGGGATGCCCATCCGCAGATGCAACAAATCATGATTCCGTTAGCACAAAACTTTTATAGTCGGTGGCCGTTTCTTTTTGAGGAAGAATATTTCCATTTAAGCCACCCAAACCCAGCTAATATTATTTGGGAAGTATAATGCCAATATATAAATTTAGGTGTGTTAACTGTGACTACACAGAAGAAAAATTACAGAAATTAAACGATCCACATCCAAGATGTCCTTGTGGATTTATTATGGTGAAGGCTCTCACCACACCAGGATCATTTAATCTAAAGGGAAAAGGGTTTTATAAAAATGATTATAAAGGAAAATGAATGTTAAGAGATATTGAAATAATTTTATTAAACCAACGAGCTATTATTCCTACGTATGGGACACCATACTCAGCGGGGTTGGACTTGTATGCTTGTTTGGATGAACCAGTGATCATACCTTCTGGATCACCCTCGGTATTAATACCAACAGGTATTCAAATAAACATGATGACTGTAACCGAAGAGTGTGTTGGGTGTATTTTTCCTAGATCTGGTTTGGGGCATAAAGAAGGCGTAGTTCTTGGAAATCTAACTGGTGTAATAGATCAAGATTATCATGGAGAAATAATGGTTTCTTTGTGGAATCGAAACAACCCAACATTCTGCAAGGATCGAATCATTCAGCACGGCGATAGAATAGCGCAATTAGTTATATTCCCAATCATCAGGTCACAACCAAAAATTGTTAGTGTGTTTTCTAGTTCTACCGACCGAGGTGCTGGTGGATTTGGAAGTACCGGTAGATAAGGAGATTAAATGAAAAATAATAAGATGACAGATTACCAGCATTACATCGCATCCAGCAGATATTCACGCTTCCTACCAGAAAAGAATAGGAGAGAAACGTGGGAAGAAACTGTTATCAGATATTGTGATTTCTGGAAAGATAGGTTTGGTGATAAATTTCCGTATGAATTGGTGCATGATGCAATACTTAATTTAAAAGTAATGCCATCAATGCGGGCATTGATGACTGCAGGAAAAGCACTTGAACGAGATGAGATGGCTGGGTATAATTGTGCATACATTGCAGTTGATGACTTGAGGGCGTTTGATGAAACTATGTACGCACTAATGTGTGGTACTGGAATAGGATTTTCGGTTGAGAGACAAATTATTTCGGAACTACCCATTGTAGCAGAAGAATTTCATTATTCGGATACGACAATCAAAGTAAAAGATTCAAAGATTGGTTGGGCGGCAGCGTTCAAAGAACTAATTTCAATGTTACAGTCAGGGCAAATTCCTAAATGGGACCTATCCGCACTAAGGCCTGCTGGATCTCCATTAAAAACATTTGGTGGTCGAAGTTCGGGTCCAGAACCACTCAATGAATTGTTTAAATTCACAGTTAGACTTTTTGCAAATGCTAAGGGTAGAAAGTTAAATAGTCTTGAATGTCATGACTTAATGAACATGATCGCATCATGTATTGTTGTAGGTGGTGTTCGTCGAAGTGCACTTATTTCTCTATCAAACCTAACAGACGATCGAATTAGAAATTGCAAGACTGGTCAGTGGTGGATTGATAATCCACAACGAGCACTTTCAAACAATTCTGTGGCATACACCGAAAAACCAGAAATTGGTTCATTTATGGAAGAATGGATTTCGTTGTATAATTCCAAATCTGGTGAGCGAGGATTATTCAATAGATTGGGTGCCATCAAAAAGATGCAACAACTTGGTAGGCGTGATTGGAAAAAATACGAAGAGATGAATGGTGGAACAAATCCGTGCTCAGAAATATTTCTTCGAAGTAGTGGATTGTGCAACTTATCTACTAGTGTTATACGAGAGAACGATACGTTATCGACATTAAAGAAAAAGATTGAAATTGCTACCATTATAGGTACGTTTCAATCAACTCTAACTAATTTTAGATATGTTCGTTCGGTGTGGAAAAAGAATGCGGAAGAAGAACGATTGTTGGGTGTATCAATGGTTGGAATTATGGATCATCCGGTATTGAATGGTATGGAGGGACTCGAAAAAACTGCTGAGTGGTTAGATACACTCAAAAAACATGCCATAGAAACCAATAAACAGTGGGCTGAAATTTTGGGAATCTCACCATCTGTTGCAGTTACGTGCACGAAACCAGAGGGCACAACCTCACAGTTAGTAGATGCTTCTAGTGGTATTCATCCTAGGTATTCCAAGTACTACATTCGTACGGTTCGAAGCGATAAAACAGATCCAATTGGGCAATTCCTAAAGGATCAGGGCATTCATTGTGAAGATGATCTGATGAAACCTGAAAAAACTTGGGTGTTTAGTTTCCCAATAAAATCACCCGAACATTGTTTAGTGGCAAGTGATATGTCCGCCATAGATCAATTGGAGCATTACTTAGCGTTTTATAGGCATTGGGCTGAGCATACTATTTCCATAACCGTGTATGTTAGAGAACATGAATGGTTAGATGTTGGTGCGTGGGTATATAAACACTTTGATGAAATTGGTGGGATTTCATTCCTTCCATATTCAGAGCACAACTACTTGCAGGCACCGTACCAACCAATTTCAGAGGATGAATATAAAGTTTGGTTGGACAAGACACCAACCATTGACTGGACAAAATTCAATGTAAATGAACATGAGGATAACACGGTTTCTACCCAAGCATTAGCATGTACTTCTGGTGTTTGTGAGTTAATATGAGAAAAAAATACTATTGCTATTCGTGTGACAATGAATTCACCGTTATCTGCTCCGAACAAATTTCGTTTTGTCCAATTTGTTCGGAGTCGATTGAGACAGCAGATGAGGATGACGAATCAAACTTCGATTCAACAGAATTTGCTTAAGCTGTAATTCAACTCAGAAATAAATTGCTCTTGCTTTTCGATGTGTTTTTTGAATACTCTAGATCTGATATTTGAGTTGATCCATTTATCAGATTCTAGTACACCTAAATAATACAATGCTTTTTCTTCTGCATAATTTAGTGCCGATTTTGTTTTGCAGAACATTATTATTTCTCGTTTGAAATTATCAGTGCCCTCTTTTTCTATCATTTCCTGCAGAATAGGGCTAGATGACCAATAATCTTGCCAGTCTGATGGTTTTCTTATCTTTTTCTTTTTACCTTTAACTATCTGTGTTGCTGCTTTAGTTAAAAGTTTTTTGCCTATGTATTTCTTACCAGAAGGAATGTGAGTTATTTGATAGAGAAACCCAATTGCATCGTATGGCATCATTGCCGTATTTAGAGGAAAGTTGCAGTATAACCACATAGATTTACATAAAAGTGTTGTAACTTGATTATTTATTGTGTCTAATGTATAATTATTTTTATGCATAACGAAATTAAAACTTCGAGTGACTGGGCAGCTGTCAGAGACCGACTAATCAACAATATGAGTGGGTCGAATTACAATTCTAGTGGTCGGAAATTTATCGACAACATCAATAATAGTATTATCATTTTGGCTAATTACGAAATTGATTGCAAACGATGGCACAGAAAACTAGAGAATTCTAATAGACATCAAAAATTGGTTAACGATATAAACGAAAGTATTAAATTAGTTGAAAATTTGTGTCTAATGTCAATGTTATCTAAATAAAAGGAACTAGCATGAGATGTTTTTGGAATTGGTTGGCGGGCAAGATTCTTAAAGAAAAATATAGTGATGGTGTGATTCGTGAGGATAGGATTAAGGTCCCATCCAGAATAAGTTCTTCACCTGAATCTATCCCCGTTAATATAGGTTTTGAATTGACTGTTGCCGAAGGTGGTATTGTTATGCGAACAACCACCTTCAAGGATCATGGTGATTATCCAGAACGAAAAATGTATTTGCTTCACGACAGCGACCATGAGAATTTATCTCTAGAGATCGGTCGAATTGTTGCACTCCATATTCTTAAATTATGACACACACAGAGACAGTTCTTGCACCAACATTCGAACTGCATCCCGAGGCGGCAGTTTATAAATCTTATTTTGGACTAAACCTGAAAATGGGTCCATGGGTAGCGGGTGGGGCTGTACGCAGATGGATTGAGAATAAACCCGTTGATAGTGACATTGATGTTTTCTTTGCTAACGAAGCTCAACTATTAAGAGTGAAGGATAAAATAGAACAAATTGGTCAATATAATCAAATTGTTGAAGACCCTCGTTTGCCCATGTTGAGAGGTACACGAGGGCCCATAGTTAAATCCGAAAATGCTCTTACGTATAAGATAGACAACGATAAAACAGTGCAATTAATCAAGAGAAGGTGGTATGACTCAGCCGAAGATGTTATTAATGACTTTGATATAACAGTCTGTCAGTTCTTGACAGATGGATCCTCTGTCTTATACACGCAAACTGCCTTGGAAGATTTGAAAACAAAAACATTGAGATTTCGAAAATTAGCACAAAATTCGTTTTGCCGTTTGATAAAGTACAGATGCTATGGGTTTGAACCAACAAAACAGGTACTAGATCAGTTTGATAAGAATATCACTGATATACAAGTAACTAATTTGAGCGATATAGATGGCACATATTGATGCAGTAAAAGCATGGTCTTTACTAAACACCAATCGTCCGGTGTTATGTCACGATCCGAAAACCAATACATATTTTTCTTGTTGGTGTGGAACGATTATGACAAAAGAATATGCTCTAGCATTATTCACCAGTATTGTATCTCGTGCTATTATTACATATTCCATGAGAATGTCTCTACATGAAGAGGCAAAACATATATCAAATAAAATACCAATGTCGTTAGACAGCGATGCGTTTACAACTTGGCATAAGCTATCTTATGACATAATGACGAAAATGATTGAATCCACAGATGTGTGGCATGATTGTAAATACTTGTTGGACAACGAAAATGCAGTAGATGTTGAATTTTAATTAAAACTTCTGTACAATGTAGTTGTAACTTTTTATAATGGGGGTATTTCGTGACTAATGTAAGTGAAAGACGAGCAATTTCGATTAAGCGCCTGAAACGATCAATCGAGCGATGCATCAGGGTGAAACGTCCGGTGTTTATCTGGGGGCCGCCAGGTATCGGAAAGTCTGATACAGTCGCACAACTATGCAGAGAGATGGGTGGATTTTTGTATGATATTCGTCTATCATTAATGGAACCTACAGACTTGCGTGGTATCCCCTATTACAACAAGGATACTGGCAGAATGGAATGGGCACCACCTATCGATCTTCCTGATCCGGAGGTGTGCAAGAAATATCCGATCGTGTTTTTATTTTTCGACGAGATGAATAGTGCTTCTCCGGCTAGTCAGGCTGCATGTTACCAGATTGCACTAAATCGTCGAATTGGTACATACAAGTTGCCCGACAACGTTGTTATCATTGCAGCGGGTAATCGGGATGGTGACCGAGGTGTAACATTCAGAATGCCCACACCATTGGCAAACCGCTTAGTTCACTTCGAACTAAAAGTTGATTTTGATTCGTGGGAAGAATGGGCAGTCAACAATCGAATTCACAAAGACGTCGTCGGCTTCATCTCATTCAGTAAGAATTCGTTGTATGATTTCGATCCTAAGAGTAATGAGCATTCATTTGCCACACCGAGGTCGTGGGAATTCGTTAGCCAGTTACTTTCAGATTCCATCGATGAAGTTACAATGACGGATATTATTTCGGGTACCATTGGCGAAGGATTGGCGTTGAAATTTCTGGCGCACCGTAAGGTTGCTGGAAAACTACCAAAACCATCAAAAATCATTGATGGAACTGAAACGATTCTTGATACAAAAGAAATCTCAGCACAATACAGCGTTGCTGTTGGATGCTGTTATGAATTGCAAGACTTGTGGCAAAAAGTTGGGAAAACCAAAAAGGAGGAACAATTCCATAGTGGCACAAACAACTTTATGTCCTTTGTGATGGATAATTTCCAAACTGAGGTTGCGGTGATGGCAATTCGAACTGCACTAGTTACCTACAAGCTACCATTTGATCCTAGGAAAATGTCTAAGTTTGACGAGTTTTACAACAAGTATGGTAAGCTGATTGTCCAGGCAAACTCAAATGGTTAAAGCCTCAACAGTATCGAGTAATATATTTAACAGAATCTATAACAAGCAGTATGAGTCCCAACATCAACAATGGGAAATGGTTATCGAAGCATCAAAACACGATCCTTTTTTGGAAGAACTTCTGAATAAGGCACTCGTATATTGGAAATTAAAATATGACCAACCAAATGAAACCACCAATGATGCAGAAACAGGATCATCCATCTAAACCCAATAACGAATTGGATGTAAAGATTCGTGAAAAACTAGTCGTTGCCAGGATTGGTTTGTTGATGAAGCAACCATTCTTTGGTAACATGGCAACTCGGCTTGAATTAACCAATGCAGATGATTGGTGCCCAACAGCAGCCACTGATGGTCGTAAGTTTTATTACAATACCTCATTTGTGGATAAATTGTCAGTTGGTGAGTGTGAATTTTTATTTGGTCACGAAGTATATCATGTATGTTTCGATCATATGGATCGTTTTGGTGATAGAAATAAACTGATAGCAAATATTGCCGCAGACTATGTCGTTAACGATGAATTGATTTTACAACGCATCGGAACGAAAATAACATCAACAAAAATACTTCATGATATTAAATATCGTGGTTGGTCGTTCGAGCAGGTATACGAAGATCTAATAAAAAATGCAACTAAAATAGATATTCAACTTCTAGGTGAATCTGTATTAGATCAACATTTGGATGGGTCTGGGACGGATAACGATGGTAATGGTAACAACTCACCAAAAATTTCTGAGGAGATGCGTCAGCAAATAAAGGATGAAATAAGGGAAGCAATTCTTAGTTCCGCCGAGGCTGCCGCCGGAAACTGTCCGGATAGTATTAAGCGCCTGGTCAATCAATTAACCGAACCTAAAATAAATTGGAGGGAGTTGATTAGTCAACAAGTTGAGAGTTGCGCTAGGGTAGATTATTCATGGACTAGACCAAACAGGAGAAGCTGGCATATTGATGCAATTTTGCCGGGAATGATACCCGGGACATCCATTGACATTGCAGTTGCAATTGATAATTCGGGATCTATCACTAAGGAGATGCTAACAGATTTCCTTTCTGAGGTGAAGGGTATTATGGATTCGTTTGATGAATTTAAATTAAACGTTTGGTGTTTTGATACTGCGGTTCATAATCAAATCGAATTCACTCAAAATAGTTCTGATGATATACTTTCATACGAAATAATGGGTGGTGGCGGAACGTCGTTTCAATGCAATTGGGATTGGATGAAAGAAAACAATATTCAACCCAAGAAATTAATCTTTTTCACAGATGGAGAAAGTTATGATGGTTGGGGAGATTCAGAATATACCGATGTTATCTGGATTATTCATAACGAAAGAAACAGAGATATTAATCCCACCCATGGATTGGTGTGTAGATACGAAAAATAATTCAATTACTTTTCGTGCCATTGAGTTCGAGCGACCAACATCGAGTATAAACGAATGCATTAAACAGGTTAATACTATGTTAAGTGACGCATTCGTACGTTGCACTAAGATGTCTTTACAATGGTCAGACTACACAACTTATACTATAATGGTTAAAATCAAACAAAAATACTTGATGATGTTCATTTTGAAATACGGTTATAATGGAATACTCTAGAAAATTTATTGAAGGTAGTGTTAATTACCTAAAACTAGTCGTCTCAGAATTAGGTGAGGATGCTGGCATGACAGCATTTAAATCACTATCAGATTCATTCTCACCGGATCTTTCTAGTAAGGTCATTATCAGAATCTTATCTAGAGATTTCGATGATGTTATTACTATACCAACTACTCCTAATAATATTCATCTCAGCAGTAGTACTTACATACAGTTAATAAGAGTTGTAAGAACTTATACTGGAATGGGCCTAAAAGAGGCTAAAGATATTTGTGACACCCTTCGTTCTGGTAGAGAAATTAAATTAAAGATTCCCACTGAAATGAGTGCACAATTCATCGATGAATTGGAGGATGTAGGAATTAAATTATGAGCAATTTCACATTCAATTTTATCGGTTGGGTGAAAGATAACCATTCAGATAAGGTATGGGTTTCTATGTCGTGTGGTGACCAACATTACTGTGCTTGGGGCAAACGAGGAGCTAAGTTACAATTCAAACAACATTCGAGGCAATCGTTGCGTGGTGTAGAAAATCAAAAACGGCATAGATACAAAGAGGTAGATGAGTTTCAACTTTTCGCCATTTTCCCAGATTTTAAAAATGAAGCCGAAAAACAGTTGTTGATAAAAATATTGAGTGGTGATTATAGATGAGTGGCAATAATATAAAAACATCATATACCATCGACGGTGACATTACCAATGACTCTAGTGGGCCGTGGTACATTGGTGTCAATAGTAGTGATTATACCGTTAGTGATGTTAGTTCCGTTATTAGCGGAATAAATGATAGACTAACCAAAATAGAAGAACGATTAAAAATTCTGACAGAACCGAATAAAACTCAAATTGAAACATATAAACTTCTAAGCGACGCATACGATAAGTATGTTGTTTTAGATAACCTGTTGAAAAAATGAAGTTATTTTCAGATTGACACGAAATAAAAATAATGTCATAATACCATTTATGGGTAAAAACTTCATTTTGAATTTGGTCTATTTCATCGGGTCAATTTTTGGCGCCGGATTAATTGCGTTGAACATTGGTTACAATAGGATCGGCTTTGCATCATTTTTGATTGCATCGGTAATCGGATTGTATCTGATAATCAAACACCACTCTTCAGTTTCGGTTGCATGGCATAAACAGTGGGCATTGATATTGGTTGGAGTGTATTACATCATAATGAATATTGTCGGAATCATTAGGTATCAATCATGAAAATTCGCGTAATGAGCGATCTGCATATTCGTCGGCATGATGATTTTCCTTTTCAGCAACTAGACGAGGATGTGGTGATATTTCCCGGTGATATTGCTGAGGGAACTCATGGGTGCGGCTGGATCAAACGACAGAAAATCACCGTACCGGTGATTTATGTTCCCGGCAACCATGAATATTATGGTCAGAATATTGGTACTCTGAACAATGAATTCAGACGAGTTAAACATTGTAACATTCTGAATAATCAGGTTCATGAGATCGGTGACGTTGTTTTTGTTGGAACTGTACTATGGACTGATTTTAACGTATTTGGTAATCAGCCCCTTCACGCTGAGTTAACCAGAAGAGCCCTGAACGACTACATTTGGATTCAACGTAAATGGCATCGTTTCACCCCCGACGATCAAATTGCATACAACAAGGTTGCAATTCGATTTATTGAACGAGTTGTCAAAAACAAGAATCCAAACAAGAAGTACGTTTTGGTTACCCATCACTGTGCGGAATGGAGTATTGATACTAGATACAAAAATGATCCAGTGACTGCAGGTTTTGCAACCAAACTACCTTACGGACTAGAGCAAGAGTTCTGTTTGTGGGTTCATGGTCATACACATACCGCATTTAATTACAAGATCGGTGATTGCAGAATCGTATGCAACCCTCGTGGTTACATGACCGAAAAAAGTGGATTCAACGAAAACCTTATCGTGGAGGTGTGACCATGTACGAACCATATTTTGAGCAGATGAGGGGTGCTGCTAGAAAGGGTAACATCAATGTATTTTATTTGACACGAAGGAAGGGGTGTAGTGTGGTTGAGGAGAATGGAGTTTTTACTCTCCTCAACCACCCCGTTCAATACAGGGATCCTGTATGGGAAGAAACTAGGATTAGACTCTGGAACGTAAATTTACAGAAATTTTCGTATATCGCAAAAGAGGATATTATTGACTGGAGATTGGCATGAGTACGACAACTATGACTGATAATGAATATATTGAAAACTTAGTCACTGCACTAAAAAATGGTGTGGTGACGCTCAAGTTTAGAAAGGTCAATGGTGACATTCGAATAATGAAATGCACAATGTCACCAAGCCTAATTCCAAACTTCAAGGAATCTGTAAGCGGTAGAAAAACACCGTTAAATTCAGTTTCAGTTTGGGACCTGGAGAAGAAAGATTGGCGAGCGTTCCGAACAGATTCTGTTATCGGATATTCACATTCTAAATAATGGAGGAAAGATGACACTGTACTCAACCGAAGACGCACGAAAGAAAATTCCAAACCAATACGAAATGACTGTCATTGCCGCTGCACGTGTCAGGGAGATTGGGAGAGCTAAAAATTACAACGCCCCATCAATTGCCCTGAAAGAAATTGCTGAGGGCAAACTCGACATGGAATACTACAAAAATACACTGAAAGGACGATAATGACACAACCAACCACAGTTATTCTTCCATCAAATCCAAAGGACATTGAACGAATCAAGGCGGCGGTGAAAGAAGGAAACGACTGCCTAATTCGAATACAATCAGAAAAAGACGAACTAAAAGCAATCGCTGAGGTTATGCAAGAGGACCTAAAAATTCCTAAGAAGTTTTTTAACAAAATGGTTCGTGTATATAACAAGGCTAGTTTCGACAGTGAAGCAAAGGAGGTTGAGGAGTTCGAAGCACTGTACGAGACAATATTGAAGTGATAAATACTTCTCTATCACTCAAAAAGGAGTTCATCATGACTACCAAAATTTTGAGCCTAAAGGATTATTATTTAGACAAAAATGGATGGTTTGTTAGAAAAAACCCCTGGATCAAGCGATTTAAGTATTTAATTACCATCTTGTGTTTGTTTGTAATTTTTGTACCAAATCAATCAGCTAGAAGTTACATACAAACTAACCTGATGCAACACGAAGTTACACCAACAGTTAAGGATGTTGTATATTTTGAGTACATCAAAAAACAAAATGAATCTTTAACGAATTCAGAAGTAATTAATATCATCAAGTCATCACTAAAGTGGGGTGATGAATTTGGTGTTGATGAAAAAATGATTTTGGCGATTATGACTGTTGAGTCGAAATTCAACTATCATGCTATTTCCTCTGCAGGGGCGCTCGGTCTTATGCAGATAGTACCTAAATGGCATTTAAGTAAAATTGTTGAAGCGAGAGCTAAACTAGGAAATCCAGAACTGTTTGATCCGAACACAAACATTTTTATGGGAACTTGGATATACAAAGAGTGCCTAACAAAGTTCAAGAATAAAGAAAACGCTCTATTATGCTACAATGGATCGAATGAGATGCCCAATGGATATGACAAAAAAGTCTTAATCGCATACAATGATATATCTGGATTGATTAAACAGGTAAAATAATGGCGAAATTCATCAGTACAAAGACATATAACAACTTAGGATCAGTTGCGTATAGGCAATGGAGAGCCGATAGTCACTGTAACCTAATACACGGTTACTCGCTTTCATTCCATTTTCAGTTTGAGGCAGATGACTTGGATGCCAGAAATTGGGTAATGGATTTTGGTGGTTTGAAGTCACTAAAGGATACACTTGAAGATTGGTTCGATCATACGCTGTTACTAGCTCAAGACGATCCTCAATACGAAGCTATTAAAAATCTTGGTAGATTGGGGTTAGCCAAAATCATTGAGGTTGAGCGAACTGGATGCGAGGGTCTTGCTGATTATTTGTACGAATACGTTAATACAATATTTCTTCCTAGTTTCGGTTCGGGGGAGGCGAAGAGGGTTTGGTGTTGCAGAGTTGAAGTAAGGGAAACAGAAGCAAATATGGCAATGCGTATTGGGCACCGAGATGACAACGAATTCTAATTATGACATTGAGATAAATGAAACCGTATTTAATGATATGGTTGTGTGGGAAAGTAAAAATGAACCCAAAACATACTGGATAACATTCAAACGAATTAATTTTGATATTGATTTGATCGAAAGGTTTGATGGTGTTGTGATTAGTAACCTGGTTGGATTCTACGATGAAGTGACTAGAGGTAAATTCATAATGATGCATCGTTTGACAAAATAATTTTGAAAAATGTGTGTTTTAAGAGCCTAGTTTGCATATATATAATAATGGAAACAATTTTTAACACAGGAACAGTAATGCAACATAAACCCTTTACATATAATTTAGCATCCGATTCAATTCTAATGAATTGCGGATGGGAAGGCGCACCAGTGTAATCTAGGGGACTCGTGCAAAGGTTGTATAACACAGACCCCTAGACCAAAATCTAGGGGTTTTTGTTTTTGAATCAATGAATTACAATTTATATTGACAATAAATTGAGATGTATGTAAAATTGGATTCATGTTGAATGTAGTTGTGATGAAAAATTAGATGATGAAATGCTGAAACGCATCGGGCTTTGAGGGAACACGTGCCCGCCAAAAAGTTCTCTTCAGTCAGACGGTACTCCGGTTTGATTGTGACCTAAAATGGTAGAGCGAAGTGGTTGTGTGTCGGAAAGCTCCCGAACAACAGTGAGTCAAGGATATGCGGAACGAGACTGCGGAACCTTGTAAATAAAACCGAATGGGCGGCGACATGGGATGGAGTTCCTAGTGTGGAATGAAAAATCGGTCGTTTAAGTTGATTTGATGTAGTTTAATCGAATCAATTGTCCTAGAAATAGGACATTCTTTTCTGGATATTGTTGAATGTGCCCCAGTGGCGAGGGTTCGGCATTGTCAGGTTAATTCAGTAGTATTCAGAAAAGAATGGGTACAGCAAATCACGTATATCCAGTGATAGTGGCAAACACCAAGTAAGTGTAGGTTGCTGACCATGCCACCAGCAAAAAAGTAGGTATTCGGTTGCTATGTCCGAAATAAATCAAAACGAGCAAAACCATTCTGATAATTCCACTGATATGAAACGGTACGACGCCATATCACTTCCAGGAGCCAGCTCGGAGCTAGCGGAATGTAATCCGAGCAAGAATTCAAGAATCTCTCTGATTAAGAGATCATCTTAGGTGTAAGATGTAAAATTATTCACCCGGTTGCTTCCTGACGTTACGTAGAGAAGCGTGTTGGTAACTTTTTCGATAAAATAGTTGCAGGTTATAGGCTTTACCTGAATAGGCCCTAGGTTACGAACTTAGCCTACGCAAGAAGATTAATCATCATGTTCAAGAACATATTGCTCCGTAATACAAAGAGTCGAGTGACTAGCCCTTCAAGCTAGACCTAATGGGTTCGAGTCCCATACGGAGCTCCAAAAACAGCTAACCCATTTTGGGTACTAAGTTGTGAGGTACCGTTCAAGGTGAGCCGGGTCTGCCTGTTAAGCAGAAATAGGTGGGTTCGATCCCCACCCTCACAGCTTAGTATCTAGTCAGAGTCAATTACTGAGAGAAGGCCAAACGCAGAGTTTCGAGCATGGGAGGTTGGTAATGCGCTCAGGACAGCTCGGCCCGTAGTTTTGACACAGAAGTTAACGGGCAATCTTAAATCCGATGGTGCAATTGGTGTAGTGGCGCTGCATTTCGCTCTGTGAAAGCGAAGGTCCTCGGGTCGGAACCGGGATTGCACCCCAAATAATAACGCGGGTATGGTATAGAGGTTGTGCCGTAGCCTTCCAAGCTTCAGAGGTCAGTTCAAGTCTGACTACCCGCTCCATGAATATGAGATGAGCGTCCTAATATCTGTCAGAATGTAGATTCACCATCGAATCCATTCTAGTCTCATTTCCGAAGACAGAATGATGAAGGGACAAAATACAATGGGGGTGGGTCTGATTGCTGTCTGATCAGGTCCTACCCCACCAAACACAATGGGCCATTAGTGATAGAAGGTAGCACACTGCACTTGCAATGCAGAAGAGACGGAGCGTTACCGTCATGGTCCACCAGTAATAACGGTCATTCGCCTAGCTGGTATGGCACCTGATTTGGGATCAGGCATAACGCAAGTTCGAATCTTGCATGACCGACCAAATTTTAATAACAGGGTTATGAGCCTCGATCATTGGGAGCGTCCGGACGCTCCCAGATAACATAGACACCTCCACGTACGGAGGATAACAGGCATGGATCGGATCGATGAGTCGGCTACGAAAGATCGTAATGAGAACATTTTCTTCCCTGTTACCTATTTAACAATGTCCTGAAACATATTTTGGATTATGTTACGTCGGGAGACGACAACTGAGATATGCGGATAAATGAGTAACGGGCGGTGCCAAAACAGTGCACCGAAAGTGCCGATAGGGCCGAAAGGTACGGCGGAGAACACGTTCCTGAGAAAATGGACAATAATTTCAATAACGGGGTTATGAGCCTCGATCATCAGGAGCGTTTTGGCTCCCATGATAACATGGACACCTCCACGAAGGAGGATAAAACAGGCATGGATCGATGAGTCGGCTACGAAAGATCGTAATGAGAACATTTTCTTCCCTGTTATTGTGTAATTCGCCTTCGTGGATAACGCAAATTGGTACAGCATATGGACTTAAAATCCGTCCCATTGTCGGTTCGAATCCGACCGAAGGCACCAATTCATCCTCGGGTAGCTGAGAGGTTCAAGCGTCGCCCTTACAAGACGAAGTATAGTGGTTCGAGTCCACTGCCGAGGACCAAATAACCTCACTAAACTAACCTAGTGGAAGTGCATGCCTGAAGAGCATGAAGGCTTGGAGCGTAACCAAGAGTGAGGACCAATCAATTTGTTTTCATAAATCAATGCTTCATGAACGGCGACAAGTTAGTGAAGACTTTTGCCGGTTCCTTCAGCAAGAGCGAATGGATTTTGCTGTAAATCCATGATTCGTAAAGCATTGTTTTATGGAAATAAACAGACCCCACTCTGCAGAGAAATTTGCAGGGTGGGATTTAATGCCCCGGTGGTGTAATGGCAGCCACGCAAGTCTTAGGAACTTGTGCCTTCGGGCGTGTCGGTTCGAGTCCGACCTGGGGCACCAAAACAATGGCGCCATAGTATAGCGGTCTGTATATCGCTCTGTCACAGCGAAGGTCCGAGGTCAGCACTCGGTGGCGTCGCCAAAACGTGCACCATGCATACAAATGAGTTCAATTCTCAACCGCTGATCCTGGTTCTCTGGTGAGTCATGGTGCAATTTACAAATGGTCACGATGCGAATGGAAAGCAAACACGCTTCGAACGTGTCGCCCTTAACTGGGTTGGGGGTTCGAGTCCTCTCGTGATCACCATAAACAACAATGGAGAAGTTAGCCGAGTCGGCCTAGCGGCAGCTGCCTTGAAAGCAGAAGACCCAGCAATGGGTGTGTGAGTTCGAGTCTCACCTTCTCCGCCAAATTTTGCATAAGGCTACTTCGACGCCAATCGTTGTAGCAGGTGAGATTGCCTCTGCGGTGAAGTTCTTGGCGGAACTTATTAACCGCAGTGAAACGTGTTGGTGTAACGGTAGCACACCCCCCCACCCGGGGGTGGAAAAGGTTCGATTCCTTACACGTGATTGCAGTCGGTAGCCTTATGTGAAATTTGTCTAGTTGGTCTAGGAGATGGTAAATGTGAATAATACGAAGAGAAATTGGCCGAGTGGCTTAAGGCGTGGAGCTGCAACCTCCATTTTCATCAGTTCGAATCTGATATTTCTCTCCATATTGTTTAGAAAATAATGCAATTCTGAAATATAATTCAGAAATTGAAATAGTAGACTTGTTGTGTTTATGTTGATTTAATTTATGTGGTATTATTTCACAATTGGCAGGATGTGAAATAACATCAGGATCAATATTATTTTTGTATCCATCTGATATAGAATATAAATGATCCCGGGAACAACCATTTAGATTATTTCCTCTGTTTGACGGAGAATACCAACCATAGCGTTCAATTAATGTTTTTGCTGTAGAAAACCATTCGGGGAATTCCTTAATAGAAAATTTAAAAGTACACTCGTATCTATACTTATCTTTTGGGTTATTTTTTACACTGAATGGTTTTCTTGATTTTTGACACGAATGTCGTTTCCAATCTTGGATTCTTATCGTTTTTGCGCATCTTACACAAGAAAGTTTTATTTGATGAAAATATCTTGTATAACCTCGTACCTTATTTTTGTTTAGGTATTGAGCAGCACACGATAAACTACAAAATTTGTTATAGCACTTATTTCCGCAGCACAGACATAAATTTAAGGTTTGTTTTCGTTTGCACTACTCTGAATCAAAATGTTTTTGAATATTAGAGGCATCTGTTGGTTGTTTGCATAAGATGCAGGTGCACTTTCTTGAACTAGTCATGTTATCTCCTCGTATAAATATTTGCGAACCAGACAGCCATCACTCCTCGTGTGGTTGATGTTTCGCTCTAACGGAACATCTAATGGTTCATACTTATTTATGCAAATGGAGTTGCTAGACTCCACAGTTTAAAAAGAATGGTTACAGCAAATAAATTCTTTGATAGAGACCGAGGCTGTAGGCCTCGATATACCATTCTGAAATAATTATTGGGTCAGATGGGAGAATAGGTACTCCCACCAGTCTGTAAAACTGGCGCCTCGGCACTGCTGGTTCGAATCCAGCCTGACCCACCAAAACATAATCCTGCAGTGGCCGAATGGGTAGGCACCGTCTTGATAAGGCGTGATCGACAAGATCAAAGTTGGTTCGAGTCCAACTTGCAGGACCAAAACAATGCTGCATTAGCACAGGGGTAGTGCAATCGCCTTGTAAGCGATAGGTCGTCTGTTCAAATCAGACATGCAGCACCAATTTTAATTTTAAGGAGATGTTCAATCATGAAACAAAAATCTAAGGACCCAATGAAACGAATGGGGGTATAGTTCAGTGGCAGAACATCTGGCTTTTAACCAGTCAACTCGAGTTCGATTCTCGGTGCCCCTACCATCAATTTTGATTATTGCATTTATGGAAGTGTCATAATCAAAATAGTCCTGTAGTGTAATGGTAGCACGCGAGTCTTATAAGCTCGATTACCGCCAGATTAGCGGGTAGAGAAGGTTCGAATCCTTCCAGGACTACCAAAATTTGCGAAAGAGTGAAACGGATTAATCATACCTGTCTCATAAGCAGGAGATATCGGGTTCGACTCCCGTTTTTCGCAACCATATTACTCGAGAAAGAAAACAGTCTAACTGGGGGCACTGGTTTAGACATAAGAATGCGGTAAAAGTCCGAACAGGCGCTCACAGAATTTTAATATGTCCCTTGTTCCAGACATCGGTCTTCTAAACCGATCCTTAGAGTTTGGCGGACGGCGTGGGGTTCAACTCCTCCAAGGGGCACCAGAAAATAAAAATGCGGCATTAATTCAGCGGTAGAATGTTTCGTTGCCAACGAAAATGTCGTCGGTTCGATCCCGACATGCCGCTCCATTAACAATCGCCATGATGCCGAAGGAGCCGAGGCAACGGTCTTTGAAGCCGTCCGAAGTGGGTGCGAGTCCCACCATGGCTGCCAATTTGCAATTAAATGTAGCACAATGTAATATAAGTATTATGCAGCATGATGCCGATAATGCATCGCAAGATGCAAAAAGCTAGGAAGTACCTACTACACTAGCGCCTAGCAATAGGTCGATTCATGCAAGCCTAACCTCCCTGGTGACAGGGCAATCACTTACAAATGCGGTGGTTGTAATAGGAACGTGAATGGTGTGACAAGAACTTGTACTTAGACGCCGGCTTGTCCGGGAACGTCAGTACATGGAGAGTGCGAAAGCATAGACGGGTGGTGCCGATCTCACACTTAAACCAAATTCATCACCTATGAAGGTAAAAGGTAGGATTAAGCTCTGATCCAGCAAGAAAGGGGTTTAGTCCAGAATAATAGGTTGCGGTCAATGTCTGCAAGAAATGACATGCACGCCATCTAGAAATTCGGTTGAGTATGCGGCAGCAGAAAGACAGATCAAGAAGCGTATTTTGTTACTCAAAAGGTAATGAAGCGTTGAGTGCGCTCTTGATGTAGGTGCATATTAAGTTGATCAATGTAGATCAATCTCTATTTGAAGAGACTGTTGTTGGTTCAAGTCCAACCTTATTAAAAATGCAAAGTCGCACTCATAACAACATGACAAATAACCTAAACCAATCCATCGAAAGATGAAGGTTGGCATACAAGGCTCGCAAGGCTAAGTGTGTTTAGTTGAGGTCGCATCTAGGGTGTAGCAGCCCGAACAGCCCGCAAGGTTGGGAGTAGATCAATACTAGAGTAATGTTGTTAGATCGTTGAAATGCCACAACGTTAAAAAGGCGGTTATGCAGTCAGACGATTTTGAATCGTGGATAAGTTCAGAACCCTGTACGCAATACAGTGGATAATGGAACTAAGGTGGCTGTGCTAATCATGTAATCTCAGTGATTAGGTTTTCAATGAATCTTCTTACGAGGGTTCATCGAAAACACAATGCCCGGGTGGTGGAATTGGTAGACACACTGTCCTCAAAAGTCAGCGCGTAAGCATGTCGGTTCGAGTCCGACTTCGGGTACCAAGTACAATGGTGGAATGGTCGAGATGGATTAAGACATCATCCTGCTAAGATGAAGAACCAAGAAATTGGTTCCGTGGGTTCGAATCCCACTTCCGCCGCCAACGATTAAAGGATGCCTACAGCAAACTAATTTTCTACTGTGGAAACCAAAAGTGCATCCTGTCCCATTCGCTCCGTTAGCTTAACGGTAAAAGCAATTGTCTCTAAAACTTTTTACGTCAGTTCGATTCTGACACGGAGCGCCAAATTTTATCAACAAAAGGAGAAGCAAAATGATGTAGATGCCCAAGCCACCTTAAACTGTTTTGATGGAAACTAAAAACTATCATTTACAATTTAAGGAGAAAATCATGGAACAAAAACAATTTCTAATTTCAAAAGAAGATTATTTAACAATCAAGGCAACCTGGAAAAAACAACCTAGAGAATCGTGGGAACACATTGTCTATAATATTCTTAGGTCAAAGGATCTTAAGAATGGTTTTACGGAAAAAACCAAAAATATCCAGGGTAATAATTCTTGGTACGCATACAATGAAGCAAAGAGGTATGCTATCAGGGTATGTTCTACATACAAGGATGGCGATTGGATGAAACGGTACGAGATCAATTTCAAGAACCATTTTGGAATTGATAAACCAGAAGGTTTCTTTAAGGATCTATCATGACTCCTTATTTGTATCTTTTCATTCGTGACGATCTTTCGCATGCTCAGCAAATCATTCAGACTGCTCATGCAGTGGAAAAACTATTTCATAAGATTGAAATTCCTCTTAAGATGAGTCATGTAGTATTATTTTCTGCATCATCCGAAGAAGATCTGTTCATCGCCTCTGAATGGTTGAGTTTTCATGAAATTAGACATTCAATGTTTTTTGAACCAGATATTGGTGCATATACGTCAATTGCAGTTGAACCATTAACTGGCGATAGAAGAAAGATAATGAAGAAGTTTAAAATGAAACGGTAAATAGAGGAGCGGGGCTCCAAGCAATTTCGAAAATTGTTCCACCGAAAGGTTGATGGTTCGAGTCCATTATTTACCTCCACGGCAAAAAGGAGGTCGGGGTGCCCACGCACCGCCGGATAAGAGTCAGAGTATAAACTGAGCCTCACGAATTCATAGCGTATTGGATAATAATGGAATTAATCATAATTGTTACGGATGATGAAGGTTGCGTAATGACAGATGGAACCTTCATCCCACTTAAGCATAGAATAATTTATGATGGTCACTATTTTCATGGTGCTGAAAACCTTGTGCGATACATGCCGAATGCACAACAATTTTTAGAAATGATAAGAATGAATATAAACGGTAACACTGGACGTTATCATTGGGCATGGGAACAGATGACAAATAGTAAATCTGGAACCGTCAAATTTGGAGAACAGAATGGGTAAAAAGAATTGCTGCGAGCATGGAACACAATTTAATCAGACATTAAAAAGATACGGCCTTTATAAATGTTTTTGTTGTAATTCTCAATATGAATATAATGATAAAAGTGGGCTCTGTCCTGGTTGTAGAGGCGATATAAAAACTCAAAAGAAAATATTAAAAACTAAAGAAAAATTACATACTAAAATGGCGCAAATAGAACAACAACTGTACAATTTGCGTAAAGACTGCACACACCCAAGAGTTATTAAGTCCGGTAATTCAGACATTGGTAATTGGTGCAGAGGTGATGACCGTTATTGGTATGATTTTGTGTGCCCAGACTGTGGCGCTAGATGGTCAGAGAATCAATAATGATTTACGTTGATATGGATGGTGTGCTTGTTGATTTTAACAAAAAAATCAAACAACTGTTTGACAAAAATTTCAAAGATTTAAACAATGATTGGATATGGAAGCGATTATCTCAACACCCAAATCTATATTTGGATTTGGATCCAATGATTGATGCGTTTGATTTATGGTCTGAGATTAAACATTTAAACCCCCAAATTCTTACAGCTATTCCAAGCAAAGTTGATATGCCTAACGCTATGAGTGACAAAATAGAGTGGGTGAGGAATTATTTGGGTGCTGAATATAAAATTAATTTTGGTCCGCATTCTGTTGATAAACAAAAATGGTGTAATCCTGGTGATGTTTTGATTGATGATAATTACTTAAATGTTTCCCAATGGAATGATAGAGGTGGAATTGGTATTCTCCATTCGACTGCTATTGGTACAATTAAACAACTAAAAACAAAAGGGATATTATAAAATATGGAGAGTTCCCGTAGAGGCTATCGGAGCCGCCTGGAAAGCGGCGAACCAGTAATGGTTCCGTGGGTTCGAGTCCCACACTCTCCGCCAAGACAAACTGGCGTTTGTAAAACGGCGTAAAACCTTAGTCAATAAGGGTTCTCTGGATTCGGCTATCGTATGCCGACACCTCCACCAAAAGTGTATTCATATTAGTACATTTTTGATGGGGGTGAAAGGATTCGACAGGGGATTAGATAGGACGAATGGCGCTCGTCAAGCACTGACGTAAAATAGAGCAAAATGTAATAAATGCAAATGATGCATATTTCGGAGAGATGCGCCTAGCAGCGTAATCACCGCGGGGTCTTCGGGGATTGTCCTTGTCAGCAAATCAATCCCCATTTTTAGTGTCTTTGGGTAAAGTTACTAAAAATTTAATAGGAGATTATCATGAAAAGACGATTGAAACCAAAAAATTTTGGTGCAGTTGAATGTTATTCCTGTGGTGACATTGTTGATATTGGAAACGCCACACAAAGAAACATTAGTATCAATGTAGGTCATTCAGGACCATCAATTACTACAGGCAAGAATTTTTTGGGCACATTAACAGGACACATTAAAGGTCCTTTGGACATTCGAGTAAATTCTGGGCGGCAATATTTTCGTAATAAAACAGTCTGGGTGTGCAACGAATGTTCTGACTTGGATCGAAAAGATTATTGGCGCAAGGTCAAATTGGTGTTTTTACTTTGTGTCGTATCATTCGTTGTAACTGTGTATCTGTTTTATATTAAAGTTTAACGACAACAAAATGGGAGTTTAGTTTAATTGGCAAAACATTGGTCTCCAAAACCAAGGACAGATAATGCACGTGGGGGTTCGACTCCCTCAACTCCCGCCATATTAATATAATGGATAGTAGTCGGGCAAGATGCAACGAGCTTCCCTCATAAAGAAGAACAGACTGGTTTGATCCCAGTACTATCCACCATAAACACCGTCGCCAATGGAATGGCGGTGTGCCTACGAAGCACGCAATGCGAGCGTTCGATTCGCTCCGACGGTACCACTTTTGCATCTGTGTAGTGAGAGGTTAGCTACTTCCGTGACAAGGAAGACTATACTGGTTCGAGTCCAGTCAGATGCACCATTCATAGGAGATTGATATGTCTTATAAAGCAATATTAAGTGGCTTTGAAACTAAAGAGCAAGCCGAGAAATTCTTAGATTGGTTTGAGGGTCAAGGCGAACAAGATGACACTATTGGTGAATGGTTAGGTGATGGCATTAGTAGCATAACCTGTGATGTAAAAACAGGAATGATTGAACACGAGGATGGGTTTGAATATCGAGTAAAGATTTATAAGAATTAATCATCAAGTCTAACGCTGCTCTATATAGAGTAGAGGAAGTTCAGGACTTTCGTGAAAGACGAGTAGGAGAAGATATAGCTCGGGTAGCGTCACAATACGCGGACCCGATGAGGCTTCGCCAAACTACCGTGATATAGAAAGCAACACAAACAGAACTTGGGAATCTTTCACCTATAGGTTCGGGTTGTGGCAGCACTTAGTGTGCCAGTTTGTCAAAAACTGAGATGAATGTTAGATTAGATACAGAATCCTGGCTATTAGATGATTAACCGATGCCTCTGTAAGTTAAAAGTAGACTACTTCTCCGGTAAAGAAGAAACGGCGGAGCGTTACCGCCCTGAGGCACCACTGATTAAATGAGAGGAACAAAATGTATAGTTGGCCAACTTGGTTGTACAAAATTTGGGCGGCGTTTGTTATCATAAATATTTTTCCTTTGATCGTGTTCGGAAGAATGTTTGAGTGGTTCATGAAAAGAATTGGGAAGGAATGGAAATATTAAATGGGAGTATCGTATAGTGGCTGATTACCTACGGCTCTTACCCGTATGACCAGAGTTCAATTCTCTGTGCTCCCACCAGAATGAGTGAGAAATAACTATATCATGATTAATCCAATGGACTTTAAATTTCGGATTGTTAGTCCATCAATCGTTAAAAGGAGGCATTATGATGTATAACAACAAACTAGTAGCAACTATCAAAGTGGGCAACAAGGTATTGAGAGAACAGGGAGATAAGGTGTTTATTCCCTGGAATTCTGAATACTCAATTTACCTAAAGAATCTGAATTCACAGAGAGCGTTAGTCCACGTCAGCATAGATGGTGAGAACGTAACGTCGAATGGTTTGATTTTAGGCAATCACGAAAATTGTAATCTTGAGCGATTTATCAACGGAAACCTAAATAAAGGTCGAAAGTTCAAGTTCATTAAGCGAACCGAGGACATTGAATCCTTTAGAGGGGTGGGTGCCGAGGATGGTTTGGTAACTATCAAATATTCGTTTGAGAGATTGCAGGCAACATACATTCCGCCATATAAATGGCACAATCAGAGTCCGTATGATCCATGGCGTGGTCCTAATTGGTATGGAGAGACTCTATGCAACTCAACATTAGCAACCAATTCTGTTACAACCAGGTCAGTAAAAGGATTTGCAGACCCCGGAATAACAGTCAAAGGGTCCGAATCACGTCAAAAGTTTTCGGAAGGTAGCATCGGTGAACTTGAGTGTTTAGAGTACGTTATAGTTCTGCAATTGGTTGGTATCAATGATACTAAACCAATCACAGTTAATCGGAAAAAGCTATGTCCTTCCTGTGGTAGAACTTATAAGTTTCGGGATGAATATTGTACCAAAGATGGAACATTTCTTGAACTAAGTCCTCGCTAATGGAGTAGCAGCAGGTTTCCTAAACCAGCTTGTGGTGGTTCGATTCCGCCCGAGGACTCCAAATATTCGCCCAGGTTAATGGTCAAAATTCTGCCGGCAAACACACAATAACATACTAGCATGGTGAAGTCCAGGCGCACAATTTTCTATTTTGTGCGGGTATGTGGCGATATTAAATTAAATATGAGGGATAAAATGACAAAATTAATTGCAATCATTCGCGGAAGAGAACTTCATGACTATGAAAGTTACAGTATGATTATCGAATCTATTACTGATTGGTCTGAAGTATCGGATGAAGATTATCAAATATTGAAACAACACCAATATAATGGAGGAGATTTTACTATAATTGAGCGAATAGATTCTGAGGAATTCATTTCCAAAACCGTCGAAGACTATCTCAAGAAGGCAAGGAAATTAGAAGCGGCAAGGCTCAAAAAGATTAAGGAAAAAGAAAAAAATAAATTGCAGAAAGAGTTAAATAAAAAAGCCAGTACGGAGAAGGCTGAAAGACAACTGCTAGCTGAACTCACCGCAAAATATGCCTCTTAAGTATTGATAGTGATACGATGCCCTCGTAAAGCATAGAACCTGATGCAATTTCAGGAAGAGGCACCATACGCGAATGTGACGGGAATTGGTATACCTGTTTGAATGAGAGTCAAACGCCTGTCGGTTCGAGTCCGATCATTCGCACCAAACACTATTAAATCAATAAGTTACATGAAGTTCAACAAAAATATTGCAGTTCATGTAATAATGAATCCATTGATTTAATGGAGTGTAATCATGGCACGTTATAGTGAAGTTAGGGTGTTTACCTGCAAGTTGCTTGATGCAATCAAAGACGGTCTTCTGACCAATGAACAAGTGGTCGAAATGTGTCTGAACTATATGTCAGAGGATGAAGTGGCGGATATGTGCCACGCGAACGATCTGTTTACCGAGGATGCCGAGGATGACTGCTAAAATCTACGACTTCATCTCAGAGCGGGTTAAGCGGGTAAAACCAGCGGTGAAATACCACAACCCTGCATTGATTCAGCCCAAACACATTTCGGAGTTTTTGAAGGACCTCGAGCTTCTGAAAGCAGAGTCACTGGAGTTTAAGGAATATGGAGAACACTTCAAATAAAGTATTTTTGGACCTCGAAGAAACAGTGATCACCTCGTTCGACGAGGGACTTCTGTGCAACCTTGATTTGGTCAAACGATTTTTGACTAAACACAATACCTCTAAGGTTTCTATTTTTTCATTTGCTATCTGGAACTCAAAGGATCGTGAGGAGTTTCACCGAGGCATTCGACGAAACATTGAACGGGGCCTAGGAGTTGAGGTTATCAGTGTCCCCACTGTCGAGGAAATAGCTGCATCAATCAAGCGTGGGAATAAAACGCACTTTAGCATTCACGATATTATCTCTATTTGGGGAAAACACCGTGCATTCTTTGATTGGTGCAAATTTGAGGAAGTTGATGATTGCATCCTCCTCGACGATGTAGTCCCAAACCTTATTTTGCATGACATTGACAAAGGGCAACGCTTGCAAACAATTAACATAAAAGCATTCAAGAATCAATGAGTTAAACAAAATCACCAATTAAATTCGTGGTTGTGCTAATATGTAACAAGCCGAGTCTAGGCGGTTAGTCCTAGAACTAGAGAGGTCTGGGAGCCGAGATAAAAACGGCGACGTGAATGAGCTAGGCGAACTGGCGTGACTAGCAAGAAACCTCGATTCAGAGCGCAGTAGGGACCAATGTCCCGCCCTGCAGAGCTTGCAGGAGTTCTTTTAAAATTTGGGCCCGAATGGTGGAATAGGTAGTCACAACGGACTTACGACAAGTCGTTGAGCACCACCGAAAAATGCATTGGTAGTCATTAGATATATGGAAATCATGCTCCATCCACTCGACTTGAAATATAGAAGGTGGTTAAAAAATTCAGGTAATTCCTGATAATGGCGTAACAGTGCAATCGAAAGACGGTAAAACAATTCTGGACAAGAGTTATCTGTATCGACGTTAGTCCAAAAGCGCATTGAATGTAGGAGAGAGACCTGCATGTCTTTGGAACAGAATTGGGTGAATCTTCCCAAAGTCGGCGAACGCTTCGTTTGGTACTAAAGTTAAATTGAACAGGCAGGACTAGCTTGATAGTACGTTCGAGCGCTGTTAGCCAAATATGCCAACGCCGAGCCAAGCCTAGGTGACAACAGAGCTAATGAATTCATTAGAATGGATACTACTAGGAAGGTGTAGAGACTAGATGGGAAGGGGCTAAAGGTTTAGGTAACTGACCCACGCTCAAGGCATAGTCCAGACCACAAACAGGATACTCAAGTACAGGATACCCGCAAGGGCGACGGAAAGAGACTGGTAGCGAAAGCTATAGTGGTACGAAAATCCGTCGCTGGGAAACTGGCATGCCGGTTCGAGTCCGGCTTCGGGTACCAATAAATCGAATAACAACAAATCAAATTTGACTTAAACGACCTGCATACATATGCAATGAAACTGGAGAAATAAGTGACTGCAATTTTAGCATTAGACCAATCAGGTATTCCTCGGCGATGGATTACAATCCAGAACGCTATTGAGTATCACGCAAAAGACTTGGTTGCTTGGTCATTGGGTGACATTGTTGCAACCTTCCGCGGTGGTAACCGCCGGGTTGATGGACTTCGATCGGAACTTTCGACACCATCAATTGTTGCGGTCAAAAACCACAGTGGTTCGATCATCAAAGAACGAAAAGTTTTACTGACCAACAAGACACTGTTTGCTCGTGACCAGAACCTGTGTGCATATTGCGGCAAAGTGTTCTCTGCAAACAACTTAAGCAGAGATCACGTTCACCCAGTTTCACGAGGTGGTTTGAACGTATGGACAAACGTTGTGACTGCGTGCAAGAGATGCAACACGCACAAGTCTGACCGTATGCTAAACGAAACGAGCCTTGAGTTGCTATACGTGCCTTATGCTCCGAACCATGCGGAAGCATTGATTCTGCAAAACCGAAAAATTCTTGCAGATCAGATGGAGTTCTTGCTTCCATTGGTACCAAAACACTCAAGAGTTCTTCCGTAGGTGAATCGAAAAGTGGGATGAAAATCCCACTTTCCTTTTTGAGGTATTTAAATGTATAAATGGCGAATCAATTATTGGGGGAATTCAAAATTTGCTGATTGGCTTCGACGAGTTGGGGGTGTTCCATCTCAACCTAAGGCAGCCACTTTAGAAGAGTGGAAGGAATATCGAACAGCAGCCAGAATGAAAAATAGGTTCGTATATTGGCTGTCCGACGATGGTTTGGACACTCTGCAGGATATTATCATGTTCCCAAGTGATGTTCTAAACGAATCTATTACGTATATCAGTAATCGTTTCATCGACAAAACCCACCTAATCAATACAGGCTTAGAGAAGGGTCGTTTTCACGAAACAGAAGATAAAATTCTTCATGGTGTGATGCAGGAGGTTGTTGACTTCGTTGAGATTCAGTGTGCATCAATGCAATTATGGACTGACAAAAACAAAAATTACAAACGAACCAATTGGCTTCCAAAATTTGTTAGCCGTCTAATTCCATTCCGAAGTCAGCAATTAGGTGTAGATCACCTCCTATGGGAAATTACCTTACGCAAAGATGATTCTTGGTTTGGTTACAACTATTGGACCGATTCTGAGGAAGAACTAAAACGTCGTGAAGAGGAAAAGAAAAATAACTCTGAATACATGAAACCCACACCACAGGCGGCAACTGCCATGCGCCTACTAGACGTGTATGTTTGGTGGAAATTTATCAGACCCATGAGATTGGATCCTATGGATCAATCGGGTTTAATGGATATGTTGGATAAAGACGTATCAATCCGTGAGCTTGGCGACAACGAAGATTACAGAGAAAAATCGAAATTGTGCGACGAATTGGAAAAAATGCAAGAAGATGAAGATACTTTCTATCTAAAAGAGGTAATCGAAATCAGAAAAGGGCTATGGACATGAAGCAGTACACGACTGTAGTTCTAAATAGCGACGTGGGTGTAATCGCTTTATTTAGAAATATACCAAAACCCAATGAAACTATTATCAGATTGAAATTCAAACCAAGAAAATGGGCTGCGTATGCTGGATTTGATCCAGACAGACACAGATTTGTAGTAGCAAGTTATGTTAGAGTTCCAAAACGAAGGATTAACAAAACAGGAGAAATTGTATGTTAAATAGATTTTATGAATGGTTATTACCGAAGAAATCTGGTCTTGAAGTTTTTGCAGAACGTGAATTGGATTTAATAAATATGACTGCAAATTCTAAAGATAAAATGACTAGAGAACTTAGACATAGCATTTTATCTATGATTAGAGTTTTTTCTAACGCTGGACATTCCGGATCTTCTGCAGCTATTACTAATGCAATTGTTCATCGACTACTTAAATTTGAACCATTAACTCCTCTAACTGGTCATGATAACGAATGGATGCAAGTAACTGACCACCTATGGCAAAATACCCGATGCAGTCGAGTATTTAAAGACGAAAACAATGCATGGGACATTGATGGACGAGTTTTCATGGGTGATGGTTGTCAATATACAAACGCAGATAGCAAAGTTGTAGTTGAATTTCCATATATCCCAAAAACAGAATACGTGGATGTTGAGTAGTTTTTAATCAAACAAAACAAGATGTTACATAATTTTGATGTAATTTAATCGTTTTTCTGTATAATTGAAAATGTAGTAAATAAACATTATCAATTTTTGAAGGAGTTTTACAACATGAAACCGAAAGTCAAATCCGCGATCCTCACCGAGATGGCGGCCCTGCGTGAGCAACTGAAAAAATTCAAAGTCGAAACCACTGCGGAACTGAAGCGCCTGGCTGGTCTCCGTAAGGCCGAACTCGAATCCCGCAAGGCTTCTGCTGTAATCAATGTCGAGGCCCGCAAAGCGAAACTCGAGGAACGTGCCAAAAAGCGCGCCGAAGCTGAAAAAGTTCGCGCCGAAAAACGTGCTGCCACCATCAAGAAACTCGAGGCGCGCCTGGCTGCCGAACGTGCAAAGGCTGTGGTGGTCGGTGTGAAGGCGAAACGCGCTGCTAAGCGTCCCTCGAAGCCGATCGTCACCGACGGTGCGGGCAACGTTAAAGTCGCCCCCAAGAAAGGCAAGAAGTAATTCTTGGGGGTTGTTTAGGTCAACCTTAAGATAAATAGTTTAGGCCGAGGAGGTCCTCTACACCGATGCAACACTAAATATTTTATAGATACCTTAATTTGATTGAAAGTAGTGAACTCCTGGGCCCTAAAAATACCCAGGAGTTTTGATTAAGACATTTCATGCAGAGATGCTTTAATCAAAACATAACACAGGGAGTAAATTCAAGTGTGGCTTTTGGTCGATGATATTCGTGATAGCATGGGTTGTGACATTGTTGCTCGTAATTATTCCGTAGCAATTAAAATAATGAAATACATGCACAAAGAAATCGTCGGAATTTGCCTCGATCACGACCTAGGTGGAGATAAAACTGGTTACGATTTTCTTGTTTGGTTACTGGAAGATCTGCAGTGCTTTCCACAAGTTCGATTAGTTACGTCCAACCCGGTAGGGCGGGCTAACATGCAGGCCGCCCTAAAACAGAATGGTTATAATTCTGGTGATGGATTTAATTGGATAAAACATGAATAAAAGACCCACACTTTACATTTTTCGTGGCATTCCGGGAACTGGTAAATCCACGAAGGCAAAAGAATTGGCACACAAGCTGAATATTTTGCACGTTGAGGCGGACATGTACTTTTCCAGAAACGGACAGTATCAGTTCGACCATACCAAATTGAATGCTGCCCACTCGTGGTGCCTAAATGCAACCAAGCGAGAATTGAAAAAAGGACATTCGGTTGTTGTTTCCAATACGTTCACTAAATATTGGGAACTGGAAAACTACCTTGTTTCAGCGTTTGAGTTAAACGCTAAAGTTATTGTCGTTCAATGCAGAACAGAATATGGGAACATTCATGGAGTATCCGACCTGAAAATGGCGATCATGCGCAACAGGTTCGAGGATAATTCTGATTTGGAAAAAATGACTGGGTCATCGGAAGATTTGAAATATGAATACCTCAATTAAAGATTACGTACTGAAAAACCCTAAAAAGGTTTCAATGAAGGAGTCGACATCCTATCCGGGATTGTTCGTTCTGAAATATACTCGTAAGGTGTTCTACGATTCATTGTGGGACGAGTATCTAATGAACATGCGGGGTCTGGTGGTTGATGCAGACTTTAATATTGTCGTACGCCCATTCACGAAAATTTTCAACCGTGGAGAAAATGGAACTGATATTCCTCGAGATTCTATGGTTACTACAGTTCGAAAAGTAAATGGGTTCATGGGTGCGGTTACCAGAACTGAAAAACATGGAGTAATTTATTCCACTACAGGATCCTTGGACTCGGAATACGCTAAACTAGTACAAAAACATCTGGGGCATATTAACCCACTGATGTTTTCGTTGGGGTTAACTTATCTGTTTGAAATATGTGACGAATCAGATCCTCACATTGTTCCTGAGGAAGTAGGTGCATACCTGTTGGAAGTTCAACTGGTTGACTGGGAGGATAAACGACCGTTTTCGCAATCATACCTTGATGAAATTGCATATAACTTTGGAGTTCGACGACCAGAACATAAAATCGGTGTTTTTGGTCACATAGTTGAGGAACTAAAAGAATGCCATCACGAAGGATTTGTGGTGCATCAATTGGAGGAACCATATACTGTCCTCAAAATGAAGTCGCCATATTATTTGATGAAGAAATTTGTGGCAAGGATGAAGTCGGAGAACCTGGATAAAATGTTGGATACTGGATCATGGAAGGAAAAAGTGGACGAAGAATACTACCCACTATTCGAATACTTGACAGTAAATAGGAATATTGTTACAATGAATGAGCAAGATCGTTTAATAATGATTAGGAATTTTTTGGAAACACATTAAAATGCAACGCAAACCACTCTTCATTTCGGATACACATTTCTGGCATAAAAATATCCAGAAGTTTTGCCCAACCACACGTCCGGGCACAGACTACAAAGAAATGACTGAAACCATGATTTACAATTGGAACTCAATGGTTCAGCCTCAGGACACTGTTTTTCACTTGGGTGACTTTTCATTCGGTTCGTATGACGAAACCAAAAACGTCCTGGATAGACTGAATGGTCATATTCATTTGATTAAAGGTAACCACGATCAGGTTGTACTCCGTTCGGATCTGAAAGCTAGATTCGAATCAGTTCGTGATTACTTCAGAACTACAGTTGAAGGAATTGATGTTGTCATGTTCCACTATCCTATCAAGGAGTGGGATAAAATGCATCGAGGTTCATACCATCTTTATGGTCACGTCCATGGTAAGGACATGGAATTGAACGATCGCCGAGCAATGGACGTTGGCATTGATGCTAGACCACTGGGTGATCTGTTGCTATGGACGTGGGACGAAATCCATGCAATTCTGAAAGATCGTCCAATTATGACTCACCATGATCCAATTAGGGAGGCGTTATGAATATCATTGTTGCACTAGTTCGTCTTGTGGTTCTGTTCATTGCAATGACTGGAATTCTAACTTTTGCCGTGTTACTCATTACATGAGCCTTGGCATTAGAAAAATACAATTGAGTGGTAATAGTAGCGGTCGTGACTTCATCATTGGTGATTTACACGGCTGCTACGATCTTCTGCAAGAAAAATTAAATCAAGTCAAATTTAACCACAAGATCGACAGACTCTTCTGTGTGGGTGATCTGATTGACCGAGGTCCTGATTCTGCAAAATGTGCTGAGTTGTTGTATGAACCATGGTTTTTCTCCACAATGGGGAACCATGAATTGATGTTTCTAACGTACATGAATAGATTGGATTCAGAATATCAAGTGTACGATAAACTTATGTTCATGCAAAACGATGGTCATTGGGTCCATCAAGTCGCCAACTCAATGCTGGAAGATTATGCAGACAAGATTATGGATTTACCCGCAATCATTGAAACACCAGATTTCATCGTGACGCATTCAGAATTAACGAATGATGCATATTGTTTAGATAACTTCGTGTGGAATCGAAACCTACGAAATAGAATTTATAACTCTGAGGTAATTACTGTATTCAATAACATTGAGGTCAATCGTGGATACAATTTAGATAAAAAAATCGTATATGTTGGTCATAACCTTTTACCAAAAGCACAGTTGATTGATAATCACTTGATGATTGATACAGGTGCATTTGCTAAAGGTGAAAAAACATACGATCTAACAATCATCGAACATAAATCTTTTAAGGAAGGGTTGGAAAAATGTCTAAGCGAACTAACATTCTAATTGCAGTTCTTGCTACATCATTGATGGCGTGCTCAAACAATATGCACAAACCTAATACGTATGACGAACGGGATCTGGGATCGAAGTCACACGTAGCAATCGCCAAAGTTGAATCTGTCCGAAAGGTTGAAATTACTGGTGATTCCTCCGGAATTGGAAAGGGTGTCGGGTTGCTTTTGGGTGGAGCATTGGGTTACAACATGATCGGAAATGGTAGCGGTAAAACCTATGGTGCTCTTCTCGGTGCCCTGTTAGGTGTCGCTGCTGCATTCAATGCAGAATCCAATTTCAATAGTAGGCAGGGACTTGAGTTAATCCTGATTGATAACTATAAGCAACGGTATGTAATCGTTCAAGATGATGATGGTACGGTTTTCAATATTGGTGATTCTGTCAATATCATTCATTCTGGTGGTAAAACTAGAGCGGTTAAACGAGTTTAAATTATCATGCCAGCTGATACAAAAGCCTTGGTTAATGTCAAATAAATCAATAGGTTAAACAAAAATACCAACATTTATTCTAGATACTGTATAATATTAGATGTTATACCTTGAATTAGGAACGATAAATGTTTGAATTGGTCATTCTGTTGTTTGTTGCAATCATGGTCGCCCCCGAAGTCGCGACCATGGTTAAAAATTTCTGTGACGAGGTTGATTATGATTCCTAAGTTTTCTTCGCAGTCGGACATGATTAGTTTTCTGAGGGCTCTGCCTAATAACTCTGATTACGCTGCGATGCTAAAGTCGGATTTCGGTGTCATTGCACCTGAGGGCGCCCAATCGTTCCACAAGGAGTATTATTACAAGTATCTCGTGCAGGGCAAATACCTGGGCAAGGAAAACGACGAACTGTTTGAATATGCAAAAGTCAAAACATTGAAATTTGCTGAGGACTTTCCTCACGTGATCCAGAAGTTTATTCCCAATGAACCCGAACCTGTGGTGGCAACACGAACCTATCAAAAACGAACTTCTGGTGTCATGCATGGAGTCATCGTCTGGAATGAAAAGTTCGAAAAATACGATGGCTATGTTGATGGTAAGGTGGTGACTCGTGCTTCCACAGTCGAGAAATGCAACCACACCATGGTCACCAAGTACAATGTAACCGGTTCGGTGGTGGAGTAATGTCATGACTACTAAATGTTTGTTTGTTGAATTGACACCTGGATTACAGTTGCAAGCTGTTTCGAGGTTCCTCGACGCACACAATGGTGACGGCTACCTGTACGAATTGGATATCGATGGTAATATTCTGTGCAGATGCAAGTGGAGAGCGTGGGAATGAAAAGCATTGAATCACTTTCAGCCTACCTATTTTCACTTTTTGGGTTGGCATGGGGTATAAACAATTTCGAAGCCGGATTCTATTTGCTACTAGTAGCTGTGTTTTTCTTTGTTATCTCTGATCTCCAGCATTAATATAGTTGTTCAAAACTACTCGTTGTTCATGATTCATGAACATTTCAGAAAAGTGAACAAACCAAAGATTATTTCATAAAATCAATCGGTTATATCTTTTTCAACATTTTTATTTCGTTTCATGTATAATAGTAAATGTTGAATGTTTAATGAGAACCGAGATATATCATGACTGTCGAAATTCGCTACAATCGTAGTTTCGGTAAATGGGAAGGTCTTCTGGATGGTCGCGTTGTGTCTCGCGCTTCCTCGGAGGAAAAGGTCAAGCGCACCCTGGCTAAGAAAGGCGAACCCACTTTCAACGTGAATACCAACAGCAACGTGGATTTCACGATCCCCGAAGAAAAAGTTCACTTCTCGGTGACCGAGAGGTTTCACTTCCTCGAGCATTTCGTCAAGATGGTTGCTCGCGGTCAAAGCAATGCACTGTTCGTTTCGGGTCCCGGTGGTCTAGGCAAAACCCACACCATTATGGAAACCCTGAAACAGTGCGGTAAAAAAGAGGATGCCATCGGTGAGATTGATGGTGATTTTATCGTTATCAAAGGATTCACCACCGCGAAGGGTATGTATCGCACCCTTTGGGAAAACAATGGCAAAATCATTGTGTTTGATGATGCCGATAGCTCCTTCCGCGATCTGATCGGTGCTAACATTCTGAAAGGCGCGCTCGATTCTAGCGACAAGCGAGTGATCTCCTGGATGGCTGAGACTCGTAGTCAGGATGATGACCTGCCCAGCCGTTTCGAGTTCACCGGTCGAGTCATTTTCATCAGCAACCTGGTGATGTCGAAAGTTCCGCAGGCGATCGTTTCTCGCTGCATGAAGGTGTCTCTTGATATGAATACCGAAGAAAAGGTCGATCGTATCGAGATGGTCATGCAGGAGCGTGGTTTCATGCAGAACGTTGACTTCCATATTAAAATGGAAGTGATGAATTTCATTCGTGAGCATGCGGTCAAGTTTACCGACCTGAATGTTCGCAGCGCAATGAACCTGGTCAAAATTCGTAACAGTATGGATCAGGATGAAGCTAAATCGTTCGAGCGTGTTGCTCTGTACAATGCGGTTGCTTAATTCAATTTAATGGAGAAATAACATGGGAACTCGCTCAATTATTACTGTCATGGGTGACGACGATCAGACATTGGTAAATATCTATCAACAGTTTGATGGTTACCCCAGTAGTGTTGGTTTAAAGTTAGCGAAATTTCTTTCGGGTATCAAACTCGTCAATGGTTTGCCACTGGGTGACACTTCCGGATTGGCTAATGGGATGGGGTGCTTAGCTGCCCAAATTGTTACATTGTTTAAATTGGGTGCAGGTGGATGCTACATCGTCTCAGAGTGTGGTGGTGAAGACTTTAATTATAAAGTTTCTCGCGCCGGAGATTCGTTTCGTGTAGAGGTTTCGGGTGGAAGCGACGATTCACTGTTCAGTGGAGACACTAGGCAGTTTTTGAGGTACTGCATCTCATCCAAAAATTGAATTGAGGACATATGAAAAGAAAATTAGCATCAATTCAGCGAGTATCTGACGTAGTAAAGCATCCGAACGCAGACCTACTCGACCTTGTGTATGTCAAAGGGTGGCAATGCGTCGCAAAACGGGGTGAGTTTATTCCTGGTGACCTTGTCGTGTACTTTGAAATTGACTCCGTACTGCCAGTTCGCAGCGAGTTCGAGTTCCTTCGTAAAGGGTGCTATGTCAAGAAAGATTGGCTACCGAACAGCGAAGGTATGCGCCTTCGTACGATCAAGCTACGTGGAGCTGTGTCTCAGGGACTAGTAGTCCACCTCGGTGCAATCAATGTTGATTGGAGAAACGAACACAAACAAGAAGGAGTTGATGTTACCGATCTCGTTGGTGTGGTAAAATGGGATCCTCCTCTTCCAGCTCAGCTCGGCGGTGTTGCAAAAGGCAACTTTCCATCATTCATTCCCAAAACCGATCAGGAACGAATTCAGAATGCGTTCGATGACATAATGCAAACAAAACAAGATGGTGAGGTGTTTGAGCGAACAGTTAAACTTGATGGTTCGTCATGCACTGTTTTCTACCACGATCGTGAATTAGGTGTTTGCTCAAGAAACTTGCAACTAAAAATCGAAGAAAACCAAACTAATTCATTTGTTCGTGCAGCAATTGACACTGGTCTCACTGCATCATTGACAGAATATTGCAATAAAACAGGTAGAAGCATTGCGGTGCAAGCTGAACTCATGGGTCCTGGTGTGCAAGGAAACAGGGAATCATTACCTGGACTACAACTGTTCGTGTTTGATATTTTTGATATCTTAAAACAACAACGACTACTACCAGGTGAACGGTACAACGTTTTTAAAGAATTAGCTATTTTGGGATTCAAAGGAGAGCACGTTCCTGTTCTTTCAACACGCGCTGCGCCAGGTTATAGTGTTGAATGGTTTTTGAAGGATGCTGAGGGGCACTCACTCAATCATTTAGTTCGAGAAGGTGTGGTCTGGAAAAGTACTTCCAGAGATTTATCCTTCAAGGCAATCAGCAACACATTTTTGTTAGGAGAGAAGTGATGAAAACGATCGTAGTTAAATGGGTTCCCGAAACAGAATTCGGATATGAAAAAGCCATGCGTGTCATCGAATCAAACCATCCTAGGTTTACTCCTGGATCAAGGTTTGATTTTGGATTCTTCAACATCGCAACCGATGAAGGGTACACGATTGTCTCACTTCCGATGGACAAATAATATGGGACAGATATTAAACATTTTGCAACAAAACCATCTAAGTAAGTATTGTGTGTTTGATCCGAACGATAAGGATCACCTTGCTGCCTATCAATCTCTTCGTGAACATGGTAGACAGTTACCTGATATGAGGTTTTTTCTCGAAGAACCATTTCTGGATGTGGTATCAATGATGCAGTATAAGATTTGCAGGGCCTTTATTGAAAGGAATGAATTATGAAATACGTTAGCTTACTATTGGTGGCTGTGTTTTTGGTTGGGTGTTCGCATTCGATTACACCAGAACAATATGAGTTGGCGTCCAAGATGTGCCCGCCAAATACTACCGTTAAAAGTATTTACGTCGAAACTTCGGTGGTATCAGAAATCACTGTTTATTGCACAGGCGGCGTTGTGGTAAGATTTGTTACTGAACGGGAAAAGGCTTGACAAATAAACCCACACCCCATATAATTGTACTATGATATTGAAAGGACTAAATAAATGAGAACATTTGCCCAGGCAGCAAACATCGGAGTAACCACAACTGAAAATGGAGCGGTTGCGTTCAAACGAACTGGTTCCTCGTTAGTTGACTTCTTTTTCAAGGTTGCTGCATCTAGAAACATACCTGAACTTGAGGTTGTCAGACTGTATTACCATGCAGCACAAGAGGATTTGACTTTGGCAAACAAAATTCTGTTTTGGTCTCGTGATGTTCGTGGTGGGGCAGGCGAACGTCGAGGGTTCCGAGAGATTCTGAAATATGTAGCAAGTGTTGAACCGGAAATGGCAGTTCGATTTGTCCCCCATATACCAGAATATGGTCGTTGGGACGACCTTCTTGAGATTTTGGATATTAGCACTTTAAACCTTGACACTGCGATCATGGACTACATTCGTGAGGCGCTTTATTCTGGAGATGCATTATGCGCAAAGTGGATGCCTAGACAAGGTCCAGCGGCAGCTAGACTGGCTAAGCACATGGGGTTATCACCAAAACAATGGCGCAGATTGGTTGTCAGCAACAGTAACACCGTTGAGCAAAAATTGTGCGCTAAGGACTTCTCGAATATTGAATATGGTCACGTTCCTTCTGTTGCGGCAAAGCTGTACCAAAATACGTTCCAGCGACACGATCCAACTGGTTATGAAAAATACAAACAAAAACTGGTCAGTGGAGAAGCAAAAATTAATGCCTCTGCAATCTTCCCGCACGATGTGGTTGTTGGTGCATTGAAGGGACAATCTGATATTGCTAATGCACAATGGAAGGCACTACCTGACTATATCAATGGCGCAGCAGGTATCTTGCCTATGGTTGATGTCTCTGGTTCGATGGATTGCAGAGCAGGGAAAAGTAATGTTTCTTGTCTAAACATTGCAGTTTCATTGGGACTGTACTGTTCGGAACGGCTAAGCGGTCCTTTTAAGGATCTATTCATGACATTCAGTGAAAGCCCTGAGTTTGTGAGGATTAAAGGTGCAACCGTAGTTGATAGGGTTAAAAATATGGAGCGAGCACACTGGGGTATGAATACAAACATTGAAGCTGCATTCAATAGAATACTGGAAGTTGCAAAAAAACATAAAGTACCAGAAAGCGAAATGCCAAGGACTTTGTTGATTATGTCCGATATGCAGTTCGACAGGTGCACTAGGGTCAAATCTACACTGTTCGAATACTTGGAAGAAGAATACAAGAATGCTGGATACGAGTTGCCTAAGGTGGTTTTCTGGAACCTGAACGCATACAATAACGTACCGGTTGCATTCGATCAAAGAGGAGTTGCGCTGGTTAGCGGATTCAGCCCTTCGATCATGAAGTCGGTGTTAAGCAGCAAAAATTTCACCCCATACGGCATTATGTTGAATACAATTAACGATGAACGTTATTCGGTGATTGGTCAATGAAAACACCGGTACATATTCAAACCAAATTTGGGTTGGATTATTACACATTCATCAAGAATGAGTACGACCTAAATAAACAGGTTGGTTTACTGGACTTTTTCAGCGATCTCTGCAGTGTCGAAGCTGAGCGTGTCTCGAACGAAATTGATTCATTCTTAGATAGTGATGACGCTGCAGTTAAACACAAAATGAACGATGCGGATGACGAAGGATGGTTGTGGTTTAAAGGCATGAACGATAAGTATTCAATTTTGAATTACTACAAAAACAGAAAATGATTTTTCATAAATATGAAACAATAGGTAGTGGTGATATATATTATACTACCAACGATCCGGTGTTTAAAGAAATTGAAGGTGTTCGTTACGTTGAAGCAACACCAGATTTCCATCGGGTCAATTTTGTTCGATTCGATATGTTAAAATATGTAGGACGAGAGGATAGGGCAGTACATTAATGAGTAAGTTTTTAACCGAGGCGTCATTCCAAACCAACATCGAATCCTTAGTCAAGGAAAAAAGACTAAGCCACTTAGATGCAATCTTGTATTATTGCGAAATTAACGAATTGGATCCAGCCGATATTTCCAAAGTAGTATCATCAAATCTAAAAGAGAAAATTCGATCTGATGCAATATCAGACGGTCTAATGAAACAAACTGCAACACTACCATTATGAGTTCATATGAACGGCTGGGATATTTTTCAAGTTTATCACCCAATACATCTTCACTTTACAACTAGTTACGATATATTCAAATATGGTAAAAGGCCCAAAAGCTGTACTTTTGAATTCTTTAAAAGTAGAAGAGACAAAGCACTCTTCGAACAAATCGCAAAACAAGCAAAAACAAAAGAAGAAGTCGGTGGTCTGTGCGTTGCTAACTTCATTCAAACCGATCGGTGGCTATACAAAGAGTTAAATGATGCCTGGGCTGTTTATAGGGATTGGGTACACTACAGAAAAAATCTAAAAGATAACGTAAATCATGACCTCAATGTATTATCGGAGATTGTTAAAGCAAAGAAGGTTAAAACGTTCAATGAACTATTCGAATTTCGCGGGACAAATAAAAACCCGCCTCTATTGCAGCTCTATCTTCATAAAAAAATCATACCTGAAACTATCTTCGTTCTTGATAACAGGTATGGATTCCTATCTACCTGGAATACTAGCAGTGATCCTTTGGTTGCTGATACAGTTTTCAGGTTGAGGAAGTACAAACCTTTCATTAACTTTAATAAATTGGAGGACCAGGCGGTAAATGGGTGACACCAGGAAGCGTAATCAGAGGCATGTGTTTGACGATGATCTTGTCGAACAAAAAAATGCAGGCAAAAGGAAACATTCGAAACTAAGAGAAATCGACGATGATATTGACTTGGATGATGAAAATCCATACTCATATCTAGTAGACGAAAAGAAAATCAAATAGAAAACTATGCATAGGTTCAGTCACACGGTCAAAGGGGTAGCCCTAGATAGGTGGAAACGGTTACACGCAACCTTCTATCATCTAGCCGATAAAAATAACAGAGTGTACCTCTGTGGTTGCGCCAAATCATTTAGAGTGGAATTCAAAGATGGTGAATATAGGTATTGTCACTGTCCATCCAAACGAAACTACAAGTACAAAAAATGGGCCCAAAAGTACAAGTATAGAAAATGGGCGCAGTAGTAAATTACAGAGAATTTAAAAACTTCTACGTTGAGTTGGTAGTCGATGACGCCATCAGAAGTATTGCAGTTTCAGATGTGCGTTCATTAAGTGCAATACTGGGTGATTCTACCCTCATGGAACGGATTAGAAATATTTTTCTTCAAATTAATGACGATGTTTTCATTGCCAAATTCAATGAGCAAGAAATTCCAGCCTGGCCCTCTTGGGAAACATGCAATGAGGAAGAGTTAAAACAATTCCTAATTGTAAAATTGTGCGTAACAACGACAGAGGATACAGCCTGGTCATGAGTATACCTCTCGATGGGTGTATCTGCTATTTTGAGGTCGTCGATAAAACAGAAACCGAAAGATTCAGTTATTACGATTTGGGTATTAGTTTTATGCTAATAGATTTTATTAAGAATAGCAATACAGAATTAAAACTCAGTGTGTTTCTTGAGGAGTTTTCGACAAATATAGTCCACCTAGTATATTACGAAAACACCGACTATCGGAATGTTAAACTACTACCGGAAGTAACAGAAGATGATATACTAAGACACTTCATGCTAGTGAAATTGGGCAGTGTTTCTAAATGAAAATCTATATCAAATATAGAGAAGGTCACGTGAAATGTGCCACTAATGGTGTTGAGTCAATGTCCGATTTTTTCAGAATTGACAAAGGAATTGACTACACATTTTACATCGAAAATAATTCAGTTGTAATTAATATGAATACCACAAATATCAAACATGCACCAGATAAGAAACAAATTATTTTGGACATGCTACAGTCTGAGTTCGATGGTCTTATATGGTTCGATCATACAACAATTAGAGAATCATCGGGTATAAAAAAGGTAGTATATCCATTCAATTAACATGGAAATATTTTTTAAGTTTTTCGATGATACCTCAGGGCGTGCCGAAAATGGCACAATGCCGGCACCAATTTTACTAGATATGCCCAGCGATATATTTCCTGATTGGAAATATTCATTTTACATTGACGATGAAGAAAATATATGCCGTTGTATATGTTACGGTAAAACAAAACCACCTACAGAAAAACAAATTATCATGGATATACTAAAATCTAGAAAGTTAGTACCTTCCTTCTATGATTACACGACATTTCCGGAATCAGCCAATTTTAAAATTTTTAGCATACCGATTTGATTTAAATTAAGTTTGTCTGTATCATAAATAAGATGTGATGAAGTAATTTTGTTATGCTATATTCGCAAATAACGCACATTAACGCAAAAGGAGATTTAAACGATGTCGAACGCAATGCAAAAACTATTAGATAAGGTCAATAAAGCAAAATCCTCAGGTGGCTTCGAGGATCCTCATGCAGATAAATTCTGGAAGGTTGAATCAGATGCAGCTGGTAATGCCTATGCTGTCATTCGTTTCCTACCTGGTAAGACTGAAGATGATGATGTTTTCGTTAAGACCTATTCCCATGGATTCCAAAACGATGCCGGAAAGTGGTTCATCGACAACTGTCTGACCACATTGGGACAAGATTGCCCAGTTTGCAACTCAAACTCTGTATTATGGAACAGTGGAATTGACGCAAATAAAGATATTGCTCGTAAGAGGAAGCGCAAGGTTTCCTACATCAGCAATATTTTAGTTGTAGCTGATTCGAAGCACCCAGAAAACGAAGGTAAGGTTTTTCTATTCAAATATGGTCAAAAGATTTTCGACAAAATTGTCGGAGCTATGCAACCTGAATTTGAAGATGAAACACCGATCAATCCTTTCGACCTAGACAAAGGTGCAAACTTCAAACTTAAGATGCGTCGTGTCGAAGGATTTGCAAACTTCGATAAGTCAGAATTCGATGAAGTTTCGGCAATCAACAAAAAGGAACAAAAGAATGTTATGGATTCAATTCATGACATTGGTGTATTCCTAGCACCTTCTGAGTTCAAATCATTCGACGAACTGAAAGCTAAGTTGGACAAGGTTCTCGGTACATCCAGTGCACTAGCACCTAAGGCATCATCTAAAGATGATGATGAAGTGAAGCCTGAACGTCAGCAACGTAAGGGTGTGCATGAGGAATCTTCTGGTGGTGAAGATGACGATGATATGGCGTTTTTCAGAACAATCGCTGATGAAAGCTGATAGTTAACCTGTCGTGTGAAGGAATTGGGCCACTTCGGTGGCCCTTTTCTTTTACGCGTACCTCATTCTACTCTGTAGGAACAACTGCAGTGTTGAGTCTGGGTTTCGAGTATCCAAACTAATTTGTGGATTGGAATTATTGTTGTTTGTCTGTGGTGCAATAACTTGAACATTTTTAGGAGCGTTAACTAATTCTTTGTGTTTCTGCTCCTCGTTCTTTTTAGCTATTTCATCCCTCTTCGCTTCAGCCGAAACAACTGCTGCTGATTGTTGCGCTATTTTGGAACCCTCCGATGGTGTAGGTGTCACGTTAGAGCGAATCATTTCTGGTTTAACCTTAACCGCACCATTGGATATTTTTTCTATTCTGGCTGCTAATTCTGGTGAGATTTTTTCTCCCGCAGCTTCAGCCTTTCTAAAGTAAGCCATATCAGCAACAGGATCATATTTGTTTGGGTCAAAGTCGCCCTTACCTGTCAATTTTAATGCTGCATCTGCAATTTTATTTGATCCATCTTCATTAGTTACCAATTTGTTAATTTGTTCCCCTACCCACTGACCTGCTTTAAATGCAGCAAACAACGCTACAACAGGTCCTAATATAGTTGCCAATTTAGAAAACAAACCAACTAAAGGAGTAATGAATGCCTTCAATTTACTAAACAACCCAATGAATCCACCTTTTAAGAATGAGAACAATCGTTCAAATAAACCAGTCTTTTCCTTTTTCTCTCCTGTACCAATGGTCTCCTTTTTAGGATCACCTTCCCATATTTTAGTGAACCGTTCTGCAAAACTCATTTTGGTTGTATCAACTTTGTTAGTTGACGTTGTGTTTCGATCAATGGTACTAAACATTCTACTTGCGCTAGATGATGCATTGCCCAACATTTTCATCATGATTGATGATGCACCAATTAATCTAGCACCAAATGGGTCATTTGCCATATTAGCAATAACTGCAGCGCCCAATGCTTTACCAGGTAAACCTAAACCAAATCCCTTTTTCTTTGTTGCTCGCTCTGTTTCAGCTGTTGGTTCATCTTCACCATACCTACCACCAACACCACCAGAGGCGGTGTTCGACTCAATTTCCTCCAACAATTCAATGATTCGTTTATTCGAAGGATCCTTTATACGATCCTCACGAATTTGATTCATCTCTAAGTCAGCTTTAGTGCGAATATCTTCGGCTTTTTGCTGATATTCTTGTGTGCCTGTATATTTGGATTCTAGTTTGTTGATTGCCTTTGCGCCCAATGCATACGCAACACGCATTGCTGGAGAGTTAGTTGATGCTCCCCTTTGATTTATACTTTGTTTTTTCTCCCTGATCCAAGATGGAACTGATGATTCATATAAACCCTTTAATTGCGCATCACGCTCTGCTTTAACATCAGTAATTCTACGTCTGGATGGTGCACCAGACTTAGCTGAATCGACCTCAACAGGTGTACGAACAGATCGAGGATCCATTCCAAGTTCTTTTAGATATGAATCAGGTGGTATGAATTGAGGTGTTTTAGCTAGGTTACCCATACCTAAGTGATCACGATATTCGGTGAGTAACTCTTGCTGTTCAACAGGATTTTGTGCTACCCAACCTGCAGGCAATTGATCCCATGCGCGCGCGAGTTCTAACTCATCCGTTGCACTAAATTTTTGTTTAGGTCTGCCCATTTCGTTCCTTCTCTGCTTCTTTTTCTAAGTGTTGTAGTAAAAGTGTTATGTATATTTCTCTCTCATAAGGCAACATGCGTTCAAGTTCTGTTAGAGAATACTTGTGCACTTGCATTAATCTAAAATTGAGACTGTAATAAGTGCCTAAGTCCTCCTGAGAGAGAATCAGTCGAAAAAATTTTGCATTCCCTCCAATTGCACGCTGTTATCTGCACCACAATGCACACATTTAAACTGATCTTCAAACACAACTTTAGGTGCAGATAGAATAAAATCTTGTACCTTCTTTAAGTGTTCGTGTGTCATACTGCCCACAAACCCAAGACGGTGCTCAAGTGGTGCATCTTGAAACTCATACGTTGAATCACCTGTAATCAATTTAGTAATGCAACTAGCAATTAATTCCTCGGCTGCGTCTGATATATTTTCTGCATCAACTAATTTATACGTTTCATCTATAGATGGATATCGCATGATGATCCAAGAATCTTTCCACAGTTGAATCTCTGGGTCAACCTTCTCAGAAATAACTTTGATCTTTGACATATCTAACAACAAACTTGTTTTCTTTTGGCATGTAGTGCATTCAGCATCAACTTGCACACCTTCACCGAATGACTTATTACGAATATTGATGAATAGGTATTCAATGTCTGCGGTTGTCAGGTTATCTACGTTTAGTTTGTCAAACGTGCATGCGCTAATGATCTGTTTTATTGCTCTGACAATCTCCGCAGATCCCTTTTCTTGTAATGCTAAAAGTAAAACCTTTTCCTCCCTAACAATAAATGGGCGGTACTTTATTTTTTTCTTTAGTACTGGTAATGTTAGTTCATATTGTGGTAATGTCAATTCAGGTAGTTGCATATTTTAGTCTCCTATGTATAAATCTCATCCAAAAATTCGTGGGAACGATGCTCCAACAGTGTCTCTTAGCTCAGTTGGTGTATTCCCCGCATCATTTTCAGTCAATGGTGGTGTCGTTTGATTGCCTAAGTTAAAGTTCTGTGCAATATCAGGTGCTAGTTGTCTCAATGTATCAAAATTTAATGTAGATCCTATTTCGTCAGAAATGGATGATGGTGCACCAATCAACCTATTCATTAATCCTGTTGCACCTGGAGTTGTTAATCCAGGACTTGAAGTAAAGTCGGCATCATATTTTTCATATACTATGTCTAAAGTGACATTCTGCACTGTATTTATAGCGCCCCATGATAGAGGTTGCACATTATAATTCTTGATGATGCAATTTTGCACGTTGAATTTTGCTACTTGAGCTCCATTATTTGCGTTATCCAATGCGATTATATCTAAATCAAAAGTGTAGTTTGCATAATACTCAGGTGAGTAATCAATTTGATTAAACATCTTATCACGCATCTCTTCAAATTTCTTAACAACGTTCCATTTACGATCAACATAGAATCCTAAGTTTATTGGATTGAACGTTATGTCTGCTAATACTTCGGTTGAGTAACCATAAATTCGATTAGGTACTGTCTGAGCAGTCCAAAATGGGAGAGATGCAGTGTGGCATAAGATAGACATTTTTCGGTCAAACCCACCATACATCTGCACCAAAAATAGAAATGGCTTTGACAATGCAAACCCATCTCGCTTCAACTCTGAAATAAACTCTTGTAACATTTTTATATTCTCCTACTAGAATCTTTCCATACCTTCTGCACCTCTGCACCACGGAATCTTTCCATTGGCAGAAATATAGCAGAGTGCCAATCCTGTGCTGGTATCTTCAAAAATTTTGATTTGACGTGTCCTTTAAGGTACATTTTAACTGCAGGTCTTACCTCAGGAAACTTAGATGCACTTCTCAATAGTCTCCAAGATAATTGCAACCTAGTTTTATCTGATAATGTATCATCATTCGCAAAGTTTAACAGTTTGGTTAGAAGAACCAATCGTGTCTTTGGAAACAAATAATGCATATTGATTCCTGTAAAATGCTCTGCAGATGCACTGAATGGTATCACCAATGGGAAAGTATCGTAATAAGGTAGTTTCTCCTTTGTCTTTGGGTCATAAAAATACATATACATCGAACCAGGTGCAATTTGTGTTACCTGCTGCACTTGATGATCTCCCATCAGTGCCATTGGTTTTACACCTTGAGATGATGCAAAATCACGTACGTTACGCATAAACCAAGACCAACTGTTACTTGCGTTGTATTTTGGATTGCTCTTTATGTCACCAAAAATACTCATATACCTAAATGTCTTTCTGTGATAATTTCAAACTCCCATCCATTCTTTGCACAAAACTCCCTTGCTGCTTCCCATTTCTTTTGATTGACTAAATATGTTGATACTTCTGTTAAGTACCTTTGTGTGTTTCTTGCCTTCTTTTGTGGAGGCATCGTCTCTTTCAATGGTTTCACTTCTATTAGATACTTCTTAACTTCTCCGTGCTTGTTTTGTATCATTGCTGCGAAATCGACATAGTAGCGATGAATCCGATTATCTAAAGGTGAAACATACTTCAACACCACTTCCTCCGATGACCATTTTAGTACATTAGGGTTCGTGTCAAAGTACACCATCATTCTTCGTTCCCATGAGCTGCGAGCAAATATTTCGGATACGTTTCCGGCATACTTTTTAGGATTTTTAGGGACATATTTTCCCTGAAAGTACTTTGACATTGCGTTTTGTTTATAAATAATAAGTATTTATTCAGGAACTATGCAATGTCACTATCTTTCTACGGAAACAAACTGTCATCTAAAACGAGGGGAAATCGTTCAAAAACATATAAAGACACAAAGGACGCAAAGTCCTTTGAAACTCTCGAATATCCTCTAGATTTAGGTGTCGGTCGTTATCCTCATTATGTCATTTTCTATATAAACTCCAACGAAAAGGCTCAAGTGGCGCAGGGTGGGAAAGATGCTACGTATGATTTAGATTTAACTAAGAGAGCTAATCAGGGTATTGGTTCGCAAGTACATAGTAGACGTATTGGAAATGAAGGGCAGTCTGATAGAATACCACAATCTAATGGGTCGGCACCTAATAGTAATGAGGAACCGTCCATGATATCGAGTACACTTAGTGCATTGGGTGATATGGCAGCGTCGTTTGTCGCATCTCGTGTTCGAAGACTGAAACACGCTATCGTACTACATACACCACATCAGGTTCGTTCCTCATACAACGCTAATTATGAGGAATTTACTAATGGTGGTATAGCTGGTTCTGCATTGCATGGTTGGTTATCTGGTCAGAAGTTTGGTGATATTGCTTCTTCTGCTGCTCAGGGAGTATTGAAAGAGGGAGTACGAATAGCTGCTGGTTCAGTAGGAACAGTTATTGGGATGGAAGGAGCTATGTCTGCTATTGAAAAGGCTCGTGGTGAATCAGAAAACCCTAGAGCAGAAACACTATTTAAGAGTATTGGATTCCGAGAGTTTGAGTTTAACTACATATTCGCACCTAAAACCGAAGAAGATTCCAAACTCATTAAAGACATCATTTATTTGTTTAAGTACCACATGCATCCAGAAATTTCGAAGTTAACTACAACAGGTCAATATTTAGTTATGCCAAGTGAATTCGACATTGAATATTACTACAAGAACGAAGAGAACCTTGAGGTAAATAGAATCACTACGTGTGTTCTAACATCAATGAACGTAGATTACACACCAAACAATACATGGCAGGCATTTAGTGGAACTGGTAGCCCTACTCACATTACAATGGCACTTCGATTTAAGGAAACCGAACCTTTAAATCGCAATCTGATTGACGGAGGATTCTAATATTATGCCTACATATCTAAGAAAACTACCTAAAGTGTTATATGATTTTTCGTTAAAAACCGATCATACGAATTATCGTCATGTGATACCTGATTTAGCTACAAAGGTCTCACTATATATTGACCCAGATACAGTACCTAACTTAACTGAAAAATATTACATCCTGCAGGGTGAAACACCTGAGATTATCGCACATAAGTATTACAATAATGTTGAGCTGCATTGGACTATTTTGGTTATCAACAAAATTGCTGATTTGGGCAGAGAGTGGCCTCAACCAGACCATTTAGTGTATGAATTAGCTAAGGATCTATATGGTGAGGATCATATAGATGACATACACCACTATGAGTATGGTGGTTTAGTTATGGATTCCGATTACATCGAATCTACCCATGGCGTTGGTACCGCAATTCCTATCACCAATGTTGAACACGAAGTGCATGAAAATGAGAAGCGTCGAAATATTTTACTCATTAAACCACAGTACATTGCTCAATTTGTTAAATCATTTGAGGATTCACTTAAGGTATGATTGTTAAGGATGAATTGACTGCCGCTGGGCAAACGTCGCTATCTAAGGTTATTTTAGTTCGGTCTGATCTTAAGAGAGAACTTGACCTAACTAACCTATTCGTTGAGATGGACATTTATGAGGACCTGTTCTCTAACACAATGTCAGGTACTATCACTATTCTTGATACGCATAACCTAATTACCTCATTCCCAATCATAGGTGAAGAATATGTAGATGTTGAGTTTAAAACACCATCATTTCCGGATGAATACGTCATTAAACATCGTTTCTATGTCTATAAGCTAGAGTCAAGGGTCATAGGTGGTGACAGTAAAGCGCTCTATGTTTTAAACCTAATGTCGTATGATGTTGTATCTGACCTCAACTTTAAGATATCCAAAACATTTAGTGGTACATCATCGGATGTTGCTCAACAAATATTTAATCGTTACATTGCAACAGCTAAGCAACGTGCACCAAAGAATATTCGTGTTGAGGAGTCAGGTTCATTGATTAAGTTCACTTCTAACTTTTGGAGCCCATTTCGTTGCTTAAACTATTGCTCTAGTGTATCTACAAACCAAGAGGCGTTCAGAACACCTAATTACCTATTCTTTGAAACTAACAAAAACTATCGTTTCTGTTCAGCTGATTCATTGCTCAAAGAGGAACCAAAGATCAAGTACTTCTACGATTCAAGCACTAGAAGAAAACATAATGACAGTGGTCAGTCAACTAGAGATGTTCTGCGAGAATTGCAGACTGTTAGTGAGTTGAAAATCAATCAGACGTTTGACTACGTTAAGCGAATGATGTCTGGGGTATATTCGCATAAGGTATTTGAACCTGACATATTACGAAAAACAATCAAGAAACACATTTATAATTATTGGTATGATTTTGAGCAAACAAATCACTTAGAGAAGTATCCAATGGCGTCTAAGTTTATTGAGTTCGATGATAAGAATGGTGTTGTTTCAACTAAACCAATATACCCAATGACGCACAATGACTTTGAAAGTGAGTTAGGACTTACATTATCCAAAAGAGTTCCTCTATTGGCACAGTTAGATATGTATTCAGTTGACGTGACAGTGCCTGGTCGAACTGATCTCGAAGTAGGTAAAACAGTGTATCTTGAATTGGGTTCATACGAAGGTAGAGACTCAAAGGACCTAACACAAACCAACGAAGATAAATACTACTCGGGTAAATACCTCGTCACCGCCATCATGCATAGACTAACAGCAACAAGACATCAAATAAAAATGACATTGATTAAAGACAGCATTCGTGAGGAGATTAAGTTTGATTAAGTTTAGAGAATACCTAAGCGAGAAATACATTGTAGCGTATCATGGATCAGCAAACAAAATAAATCAATTTAGTGGAATATCATACTTCACTCCACAAAGAGATGCAGCTACAGGCTATGCTAAAGGTAAATCGAATGGTTCTCCTCATTATCTTTACAAAGTAAAATTCAAGCTAAACAACCCAATCCTGTTTAAACATATGTGGCAAATTGGTTCATTGGATGCTAAAACAATTGAGACATTGAAAAAACAAGGGCACGATGGTGCCTATTACGATGGGTCAGGAAAAGAACCAATACCTGAGTATGTTTCTTTTTACCCAGAACAAATCAAAATCCTAGATATAGAAAATTTATCATGACAAATTTATATTATTACGGAATTGTTGAAAGCCGCGAAGATCCTTACAAATTAGGGCGCTGCAAAGTTCGAATCATTGGATTGCATAATGAAAACAGAACTGAGTTACCCACAGACGATCTACCTTGGGCAATTCCCCTACAACCCATCTATAGTGCCTCTGTTAATGGAATAGGACATTCACCAACAGGTATCGTTGAGGGATCGTGGGTTATTTGTGTATTCACTGAGACTGAGCAGCAAACACCTATCATATTAGGCACCATTGCAGCTGTGCCTAGTTCGCGCGAAGCCTTTTTAGGTGACATTGAGGCAGAGTTTGATGGTGCAGAGCCTGCAACACCTAACGAACAAACGTACGTTCGTACAGGATCAGGTGGTATCGTAACAGATAGTGAGGGTGCTCCGGTTACTGTGGCAGATCCAGACTCAGCAGGTGAGAAACATTTAGGTTCGCTGTCGAAAGATCAATACAATAAGTTAAAACAAAGCATAGGGCAACGTGAATCAGGTAACAATTATGCAGCAGTCGAAAAGAAAAATGGAAATTACTTAGGTAAGTATCAATTCGGTGCAGGTAAGCTAAGTGACTATGGTTACATAAGTAGGGATGCCTATAATAGATATGGTGCATCTGCGGTACAGCATCCAGACGCATGGACAGGTAAAGATGGAATGACCTCAAAGGATGCGTTCTTAGGTGCTCCTGTTTTACAAGAGCAACTAATGGATCGTTCATTGAATGGTTCATATCAGTCAATAGTCAATGGTGGTAACATTGACGGTACCACAGCAGATCCAGGTCGATTGGGTGGGTTGTTATATGTGGCACACAATCAGGGGAATCAGACTGCAGTTAGGTTCTTAAATAGTGGTGGTCATACACAAACAGCTGATGGTAATGGTCAAACAACAGCAAGAGCGTATGAAGTTGGGTATGAGGGTGTTACTGGAGTGAAACCAAACTCCTCTGAAATGCCAACGAGGGAAAATATATCAGACCGCCCTGCGCAGAATCCAACGAGACCTGCAGACGCCACTCGTTACGATACTACTCAATCACCAGAGGTGCAGCGCCGAGAGATACAAAATATTTCCACAATGCAGGCAGGATTCAATGATCCGAATGGGAAATATCCTAAGAAGGAATTCATGAATGAGCCAGATACGAATAGATTGGCTCGTCACCAAAAGATTAACAATACCATAGTATTCACTAAAGAGAAGGAACGAACACTTAAGGTACCTGTAGCGAACAGTACTGTTACATGGGATCAACCTCCTATTCCGTACAACGCTCAATACCCATTTAATCATGTAGTGGAGAGTGAAAGTGGGCATATATTAGAGATTGATGATACACCTGAACGTGAGCGAATCAACGTGCATCATAAGTCAGGAACGTTTTCTGAAATTGATGTTACAGGGACTAGAACTACAAAGATCAAAGGATCAGATGTTATTGTGGTTGAAAAAGACCAATTGGTTTACGTAATAGGTTCTGGTCACGTAATGTTAGGTGGTGACCTCAGTATAAAAGTATTAGGCAAGTGTCACGTAGATATTACAGGTGATGCTAACGTCAATGTTGATGGTTCGATGTACCACAATGTAACTGGCGATTATCACGTTACGGTGGGTGGTGATTACAGAGTATCCACTGGGGGCACCACTTCGATTCAACCAGCTAAGGATTTTGCAGTTGATACAGGTGCAGCAGTGTTCCTTAATTCAGGTAAATCAACTGCGCCCGAGGCAATACCAGAATATAGCCCAGAAATTGAACTACCAGCGCCATTTACAAGACAAGAGCAACAGGATATAGCATTGGAAAACACACCAGCACAGGCAGCAAAGAGGGAGCGAGAGGCACGAGACGTTCCTCCACCAGTAGTCACGCAAGAGGACACCACTCCACCACCTCCAAGGGAGCCAGCAGTGTCGGAGTGCGACTTTATCTTACCGTTGTCAGCGAACACGACACTGACAGCAAACTTCAACATCAGAAGTATGGTCAAAGACGCGAACAGATTCCCATTTGGAGGTTCGCAGCGAGGACTGTCAGACGTACAGATAGCGTGCAACTTGAAACATCTCTGCATGAATGTGGTAGAACCTATCTTTGAGAAGTACGCTCAATATGGTTTCAAGATCAACAGTGGATTTAGAAACGGAAATGGTACGTCGCAACACGAAATAGGTCAGGCAGTGGATATTGGATTTAGTAAATATCACGGAAATAGGCAAAAATATTTTGAATTCGCACAGGAAATAAAGAATTTAGTGCCACATGACCAATTTTTATTGGAATATACTGATGCAGGGTCGGTTTGGATTCATATTTCGTTTAAAAAATCAGGAAATAGATCTCAAGTGATGACATTTAATAACCATAAATCAGTTGCACAGGGCTTGCAACTTCTAAGTAGAGCGTAAAACACAAAATGGCACAATACGTACAATGGACAGTAACAGGACTGACAGATCCAGAGCAAACGTCAGAGGTTCCGTATTATGAGATGGGTACACTCAATGCGACAGCAGAAGCACAGTGGGTAACCGACGACGGTGGTAACCCTCCAGTCATTACAGGTCAGGAGTTATTATTAGTGAATATTTCGTGCAGACTGTACGGAATGAACTATGAAAATGGTCAGAAAACAGCAAAAATGCAGGGAATCATTGAGGACGCGTTCGTGAGAAACTTAGATTACTTAGTGGACAACCCTGAGCCACTCAACCGTACGTATGGTGAGGCGGACAGAATCTCAGCGCTCCCCGAGCAAAAGCTCTTTCTGTATGGATACTACAAGGAGCAAACAGCAAAGAAACAAGTTCCAGTTACACTCACAGCAGTGCATCCGATTACGAGGGAAGTCAAGGGCACCGCAGAGTACTACGTAACAGTCATTAACACATACAATGATGGAGAGGTAGTGCAGCAGATCTTAGCAGATCACGCAGAGTGGAGACCGCCGTTTGTTTAAAGAATTCCGATCTGAGTCCATCGATCAACAACGTCGTTAGTAAGCTCGTCAGGAATCTCAAAAGGAATTTCCCACGTATGGTCGTGCAAGTGAGCAATAAATTTGGATTTTTCGAACGTTTCTCCGCACAAATAGCAGGTAAATTCATTTTCGCACATAAATATTACCATATTAAATAGAACATATAAAGATTTATGCCTGCTGCAATTCGCTTCCTCGATTTAACTATTGGACATTGTTTCCAGCCGTATCCGTTAATAACAGCATCAGGTAACACGTACTATAATAGTAGGGGAGCAGGAAGGATAGGCGATAAGTATCCGACGCATTGTTGTTCCAATAAATGTCATACTGGAGTACAAGCACAGGGTAGCCCCAACGTATTCGTCAACGGTAGAGCACAAGCGAGAGTAGCAGACGCAGTCACGTGTGGAGACCACGCCGGAGGCACAGCGAGTCCGAATGTATTCATTAATTAAGCAATGTAATTACAGACACATAATAAAAAATAGTAGCAAAAACTCATTTTTACAATAGACGCAGGCTATGGAGAAAAACGCATGGTACAGGCAATGTATAAAGATTTAGACGTTAGCTTCGTGAAACATCCAGGTAATCGCGACATACTCCGGAAGTACGATGTAGCAGCAGTGAAGCAAGCGTTGCGCAACTTGCTCCTCAGCAACCAGTACGATAAGCCATTCGATCCTTCTTATGGTCTCGGTCTATATGGATACCTATTCGAAAATTTCAGTCCAGCTATGCGTATTGTGTTGAAGCGCAAAATCACAGAGCAAGTCGAGCAATATGAACCTAGAGTGGTCATTGAGGACGTACAGTTACTCGATCAGCTTGACTCGAATGAACTCGTACTCAAAGTGTTATTCTACGTGAAGGGGGACCCAGAGCCACATGACCTTAACGTAGCTATGGAACGCACTAGGTAATCTAAAGTGATCTCCGCCATCTTAGACACACTAGAAGATGTGTCAGAACAACTCAGTAAGTTATTCTCTGCTCCAATGTATGCTGAGGCGCCTCAGGTGACCTCAGATGATGCAGAGTATACTGCGTTAATGTATTACTCTGCTCAGTGTATGTGATACTTCCGGAGATGTGCTGAGATTGGTTGAGTAAGCCTGAGATAACTTACGATAACCTGAGATGATTTGAGTAATGCTGAGGAGGTCGTAAGTATGCTTCCGCGACCTTCAGTATGCTTCAGAGGTCTTTAGTATGCTGCAGCAACACTGCTGATAACCTGAGATCTATTCCGTAAACCTGAGATGTCTCTAGTAATACTGAGACCTTATCGAGTATGCTTCAAAGATCTCAAGTATGCTTAAGCAAGCCTGAGATGACTTGAGTGGTGCTGAGATGCCTCTAGATAATCTGAGGCCTTAGTGAGTATACTTCAGAGGTCTTCAGTATGCTTATTGTACTTCAGGTGGGGCTTGTAATCTGTACTTCATGAAGTCCTCATCTCCAGTTGCTATGTGAGCGAGGTTACCTTCCTTCGTTGTCTTGAATGCATCTATAGGTAAAAAGGTGCGATCAAATCTATTATGCCAT